TTTTCCAGCTGCTCCCGCTGGCTCTGTGTATCCATCAACTGCTCCTTTATGTACTCAATATATTATTGATCCGAAGTCACGGAAGTTGAAAAACTAACTTAGTTTGAGGGGATTGTATGTCCTAGCCCCGACCGTGTCAATCCCCTCTATCCGCTTCACACCCCGTACTATGACGTAAGTGATGGGAGTAAATAGTATCTCGACAGAACATTTGAATACCCACTGCCACAAGATCATAGAGACCACTGACTCTATTGGCATAGTCCCAAGGAACCCTACCATAACAAACAGTATGGAATCGATTCCCTCTCCCAGTACTGTAGATCCAATTGTACGCATCCAAAGATGTTTATGCTCAGGATCCCACTTGATCATCCACACCTTCATCTTTGCCAAGGTAAACGAATTCGTAAACTCCCCTACCCAATATGCGAATAGAGAGGCGAAGACTATCCGAGGGACTGATCCTAACGTTACCACCAATGCTTCCTGGCCCTTCCAAAATGAGGGGGAGGGTAATACTATAGTCATCCAGAAGACGAGAACCATCAGAAGGTTAGCAGCAAAACCTAGCCAGATGATCTTCCTAGATCCAGAATATCCATACACCTCGGTGAGTACATCCCCAAAGATGTAAGAAAATGGAAACAGAAAAACGGCGGCGGTGAGCACAATGGGCCCCACTGCTATGAGTTTTACTGCTATGATGTTTGATAGCAGTAAAAGGGTGATAAATGCCGCCAGGAAAACTCCGTACAGCTTGAACCCTCCGAACAGCTTCCTCTCCACTACATTGAAATCCCTAAGAATCCCCATCATTCTCCTCCTTACTTGCCTAACGTCATTGATTGGTAACAAGCCAATGTCACCCCAGCTCTCCCCGTGTCGTAGAAAGGCTGGGAGAAGCACTCTATGATCAATGCAGCCCGATTCCCTCCTTTCCCCCGTAAGAGAACAGAGGCTGCATACCCTAACACTTGATAGCGTATCTTCTCGAGGTCTGATTCCTCCTCATACACCTCCTTTAGGACACTAGCCACGTCCCCCCACGTACCATCCTTACGAGTAAGTGCTTGGCACAAGTCCAGTACTTTCCCTCCCTCCATCTCAAGATCGGTAGGATGGGATCTGAGAAGCTTAAGTGCTTGTTCCTTCCCTAGTTTGGAGATCTTCTCCAGGATGACAAGGGCTGACCTAGCTGAACCCTGGGAAGCATCAATTATCTCTTCAATGACCTCCTGATCCAGTTCGATTCCTTCCTGTCGGCTTACACGCTTCACCAGAAGGGAAATATACCGAGGCTCAAGGGTAGAAAACTGAACTTCGGCACACCGTGTCTTGATGGCAGGAATGAGCTTCTCAGGATTCGTTGTACAAAGGAAGAAGTAAACATGATCAGGTGTATCCTCCAAAGGCTTCAGCATTGCATTCTGGAAATCCTTGGAAGTCATATGACAGTTATGTACGAGCACCTTCTCAACGAAATACGAATGATGCCCCGCAACATCTAAGTCGTAGAACTCGACATAGCCCCTATCCACATCCTCACACGAGATACAACTGTCGAAAGATCGGTTATGACCTCCTGGTTTGTAACTCGTAACACCTTCCACCCTAGACGTCTGAGACACTCCTCTTTCTTCTGATCTAAAAGAAGGTGCTTCTGAAGTAAATGATCTGGCCCATCTACTTCGATTGCAAGGTTCAAAGAGGGATGGGCTAAATCCACCTTGTAAGAGTTTGGCACCTGTGCCATCACCTTCTTGGTAGGAATAGCTCGCTCCATATCCCATCCCAAAACCGCCCCTAACAAAAGCTGAGAATCGGTATAGTGCCCATTCCCACCACGATAGTATTTTAACACATCGAGAGTACCATGCATTCTTTTTGTTTCTATAATCTTTTGAATCACTAATGGATTCTTTGATGGATTGTTCCTCTTCATTCTTTCTGATGATTCCATCCTCAATCGTGCCTTCACTTCTGGAGGAAATGCCAACCTTGCAGCTCGTATCTTCGCGGAACGCTCGGGGTTCTTCATTTTCTCCTTCCATTGTGGAGAAGCAGTATTTGCTTTTCCAAGGCAACTGTGAGAACAATACTTTGAAGCTTTTCCAAAAGCCATAAACTCTCGCCCGCACTGAGGACACACCTTTTTGATAGTCGGGGACCTCATATTGTTCAGCTTGACTCGACAACTCTCTGAACAACACTTCGCCCGATCGAGTGCGGCGTAGAATTCCTTCCCACATACTACGCAGATTTTTTTGTACTTTCTGTCGTTTCTTCTCATAATCCCCTCCAGGTATACTGTATTCCATTATACCCGCGGGAGCTATAAAAGTCAAGTCGCCGCGCGTTAACTCACCAGCTTTCACCCAACCTCTTACCGTAAAAAACAGGTGGTCTTTGGTCGTAAAGATTGGGCCCTTTTCAAGGTCAACACGAACTATGCGATCTAAGGGAACTATATTCTTATATACATGACGAACTTTAGAAATCCCCGCAGCAGAAATCACATCTTCCCCTGGGGAAATTGACGAGATGGGCTTTTCTCCGCTTGGTGTACTGATAAGGGTATCCCTGTGGAAACACTCATCAATAATCCATACCCAAATCTTCCCCTCGAACGGATATGACTGCATCTCTGCAATGATATTTCTTGCGGTATCAATTCCCCTATTATTGGCAGAGTTAATTTCTTTGAAAGCAAGGTCAGAGACCCCCAAAGCTCTGGCGAATATGCGTGCAGCCGTTGTCTTCCCACAACCACTGGGCCCTGTGAAAAGGTAAGCATGTGCACGACTCGGATTTGATAATGCGTCATTCAGAGTCTGAATCACTTCCTTGTTGCCGAGTAACTCATCAAAACTCTGTGGTCGATATTTGTGGTACAACCCCATCCCTTCCTCCTTCGTAAACAATTAAGTGGTTCTATCTCCGACTTTCGACGGATTCTTTAATATTATCAATTGCCCGCTTCTGGTTTGGCGTGACCCTCTTACTCTCCTCAATGTTATCCCGGATGCCCTGGATTGTGTCAGAAGCAAAGATGTAATCCTCATCCAGCAACATTTCGTCACATGTATCCACTACCTCACGCCACTCCTGGTCATTCTCGTTGTGCTCATCCACAGATTCACGAAGTCTCTTATTCATACGATCTCCTTAAGATACCCACATCCTTCCATACGCGCCCAAGAACCGTCAACCTCACTCCTTTCTTTCTCAAGAAGTAGAGGTGCAATAACCCAATCCCAATCTTTCACAACCTTAATGGTGCCATGGTACTGTACCGTGCTATCTAACCACTCCTCATCTTCGGGGGAAGCATCAAAAATCATTGAGTCATGAATCTCCATGACTGGGAGTATGTCTCTCCTTTCCTCATCTATCCTTCTTGACACCTCAGATAAGGTCTTCAACTTGACATGAGAAGCGGGTCCCTGTACTGGGGAATTTACAACCTGCATGAATGACATAGGCCCATAACATCGAAACCCTGTAACCTGTTCAATATACCCCTTCTTTTCATATGACCTGAATAGTTCCCTACGAGCCCTGTCGTAAATAGGGTAACGCTCTCCCCAATACACTTTTTCGTAATCCATCATCCGGAATGTAAAGTCTCCAAGATTCCTAATACCAACATTGTTTTTTAAGTGTTTTAGTATAATATCTGGTAACTGCTCCCACATTCCTGCAGCAGCAGACTTACCAGAAGATCCATAGATCGAAGGAAATACAAACCCGTTCTTTGAAGCCTGCCGAGTCACCTTTGCAGTTACCTTATCCAGAGAGGACCAAGGAACCCCATACTGATCAGTCAAGTATAGTATTTCAATTGCTGTATCACGATGCATGTCCTTTGTGGTATCCCGACAATATGACAACCAATTAGGATCTTTGAAAACACACCCGGCTATAACAACTTCGAGTGCTTTGTAATCATACTCGATAAGTCTATGACCTGGCCTCGGACGAATCAAGGACCTAAGAAGTAATTTTATGATTTCGTCTCGCTTCGGGACATTCTGTAGATTAGGATCGTATGAAGAGGACCGAAATGTATCAACATTCCCGAGTCCAAAGTAAGCATGTATAAGCCCCTCGATAACCTCACGTTCGTACTGACCAAGATAGGTCTTCAACACCTTATTAGACCAATGCCGATAATCGAGGATCTCACGAACAACAGGAATAGTATCTTTCAACTTCTCAAGGGTTTCCTCATTCACACTTGGCCGCTTTGTAGCAGTCACGTTCTTAACAGGGACTTTCATAATATCATACAGAAGATGAATCAATTGGGGAGGGGAATTGAAATTGAAGGGCTCGGGCTTATCCCACTTCTTGACTGCAGGACTCTCCTGAATCCGTTCTCGTATACACTCAAGCCTCCGGGATATCTTAATCTTTGTACGCTGCAACTCAGTAGTATCAAGACACGCCCCATTCTGTTGCATTCTCGCCAATGCTCCTACTGCATCAAAAAAGAATGCTGCACCATTACTTATATGATGATCCTTCCTGAATGTCTCATACTGAGATAAGAATAGCCGATGTGTATAGAAAGAATCCTCCCCTCCATATACTAAAAGTTTCTGAGGGTCTGCTTCATCAATCCGATTGAATGAATTACAAGATTTAGGATCTTCCCCTGGCTTCACATTCTCAATGAAGTAATCTACATCAGTATCATATCCTAGCACACCGAACTGTGAATATACCAGGAACTTCAAACCCACTGAGGATTTGTTATTGATAATATGAGCACCTAGAAGTGTGTCCCATCTTCGTCGTATATCGAGAGAGACACCTAAACACTGAAGAGACCACATCTCCTCGAAGGAAATGTTATGACAGATAATACCCGTATGATTATCATCACATGATGAAAGAAACATCCGCCATGCTTCCGAAACTCGAGGGGTATTCATAAAGGCCCTCGTATACGTGCCATCACAGAACGAAATGACCTTAATGCTATGTCCTTCCCGATGAGGCTTCAAACCAGTAGTCTCATAATCAAAAGTCACCCACCGAGGCTTCCTCTCCATCAAACCATGTATCCACTCAACTGCTAAGGACTCATCAGAAGTAGTCTCAAAATCACCTAAATCAACTCGAGGGACTTCCACATCAACCAACTCAACAGCCCTCTTGAGATGCCTTCGGTACATTGCAGCTAGTACTTTATCCTCCTCTCCTTCCCGGTCCTTCCTGACTACATTCTGAGGACGTAGAAGATATGAGGGATGATAGATTGGACAGATCCATACTCCTGTCTCTTGATCAGGAATAGTACATCCTACCCAACTACTATAGGGGGTGTTAACAACCCTTCCCAACAACCGAGGAGCCATATATGAATCGAAGGAGGCTCCACCTATGAGGATGATAACCCTGGGCTGATATATCTCGATTGTATTCAACAAGTTTGTACGACAGATCTTCAACTCCCTGGGGGTAGGTGTCCTATTATCAGGAGGACGGCAAATCACTGCATTTGTTTTCCAACAATCCTTGTCAAGATCAACTCCCAAAGCATTCAAGGCTTCCCGTAGGTACTGCCCAGATTTCCCAATGAGTTGTGTCCCTTCCTCATCTTCCTTCCTTCCTGGAGCCTCAGCTACTACAAGAATCTTTTTCCTGCCCTGCCCCGTGGGAGGCATCTTAGGTGAATGACAGTTCTTGTAAAGTCCACAATCCTCACAGGTAAGAACGGTCTGTGTGCTCTTAGAAGGTGCTCCCTTTGTAGGGGTACGAGGAGATTTCTGCCTACTTACCTTGGGAGCATGTACCCCCAAGTCCTCGAAGAATCCCTCATTCACCAGTACGCTCCATATATGCAGCAAGGTAACAAGAGCAGTTCTCTCCAATGAATACAAACCGCTTCAACCCATTTACTGATTTGATAGCAAACGTGGATGACTTCTCAAGGGCATAGAACGCTGATGAGGACTCCAAACAAACTGTGATTGGCTCCTCAAGACCTTCGGGTTCTTTCTCCCACCCTAGCTTCTCATCATACTTACCTGTGGAACGTTGGGAGGAGGCCTGAATGCACTCCTTAGTAAAGGTCAACTTCACAACCGACAATCCTGACAGGTCACCGGACAGAATGGAAGCTCGCGACATCATTGCACGGAACCCTTCGGGAAGTACACCATGAGGGTCAGCCTTATCTGGAGCTAACGTTTCGATCATCCTAAGTATCTTGTCTGTTGGGTACTCGGAATCAACCTTCCGTCTACCCGAGACGATCGTACCACCATTCAATCGGATGAACACGCGCTGAGGGGAAACGGAATATTCCACGAAATCCTGAAACTTGAGGAGCTCAGATACTACGCGCTCTTCCAGAAGGAAATCACCCCCATTGCTGGACATCACGAAACGATTGGCTCTCTTCGAGTCAACAGACAGCACCACATCCCCTCGTACACGCACCCCTTCCAAGTTGTACTCCCGCGCCCCAAGTAAGCAGTATGACAGAGCCTCCCGAAACTCTACGGGTATGGGATTCCAGACCAGCGTAGATAGAGCCATATTGTCCACCTGTTTCAGGACGGAATCTTCTAGGAACGTGAAGACAGCGTGGGACCGCCCACTGGAAATCTCCAAGCCGCTCTCAGACGTAGTTATGTCGATTGTGTCACTGGTATACTTCGACAGGAGTGCAAAGAATTCGGTAGCCCTGATAGACCCTGTGAGGAACTTGAACTCATCCCCCAGATATATCGACAACGCTATGAAATCTTTGAACGTGTGTACATAACCATCACGAAAGGAGAAGGCATTAGTTAAAAACTCCCCCTTCTCCGCCCCTACTATCGCATTCTGAAGACGTTGGAGCAACTTCTCCCTGTTCACTGATGCCATTATCTCCCCCTTGTAATTGATCCATATGTTTCTTAGTAGCTTTCAAGAACTGCATCATATCCTGACGGTAATAATATGAGCGCAACACGAACAATTCTTCTATACCCTCAATCCTTTTGAGGTACTCGGGTTTCAAATTGTAAAATCCAGCAAAGTAGATTCTCATATATCCCCCGTATTCTCGTAAAATCTTGTACTACACAAAACTGAACTCCTGAGAGGATAGATCCTTCCCACGGTACCTGCGGTGAGGGAATGGTTCAAGACGGGAAAGAAAGTCCTGAAAATACAGAATGTTCATGAGCTCCCTGTGACGATGGGAATTACATAACCCCTCTTCGACAATATGCTCCTCCCCATCCTTGACCTCTGACGAACCTATCACAAACCCTTTGGAATGTATATATTCTGCAACCTTCTCCCTCCGGTGTGCTGAAAGGTAGTCAAAGGCTCGAACCATCGCCTGCGATGTACCTCCCTTACTCGTGAACTTAATCACAAGGGGTGTCCTGTCATACACAAACTCACCTTTCATATTCCAAGTGGGCACGAAAACTGAGCCATACCCAGCACACATCCTCCAGCTCATTGAATCCGCCGAAAACCAGGGATAACGATACATGAGAGAAACACTTGTAACCGCAAACCCATGCGTCTTCACAAGTGGGTATCCTCGTGAATCGGTGGTATACTGCATGCACTCATCCAACCACCGTTGTTTACTGTCCTGGCTGGAATCGTTCGCAGGGGAAAGCCCAATGTAAGGGATTTCCTGCACCATCTTCTTCAGCCACTTCCAGTCTTCGTGCTGATGGAAAACATGAATCAAACGCTCTTTGGGAATACCCTTACTCAACATGTAATGATAATTCTCGTACCCTTTCTGAGCTGACTTCTCTATCTCATCACGCGAGGGCTTCCTTCCCCATTCCCCGGGAATACAGTCAAGATTGACATAGTACTCGAACTGATCCTTATACTCTTGGATGAAAGAAATATAAGCGTCGATGTCTACGGGAGTCTTTCTTGTCCATGCTGAGAAAGCCCCGGAATCCAGAAGTAACGATATCTTCATAAAGTTTCCGCCCCAATACTAACCGTTGTCTTGATGCCTCCTCGAACAGCCACATCCAGGATGACATGAAGCGCCACAGGCTGGACTTGCTCCTTGAACTGGGCGTAGATACGGGATGCGAGATGTTCGTGTGAGATCGGCAACTTCGCATAGTCCAAAAAGTGGTACTTCAGGGACTTCAGTTCGGGGATTACCTTACCTGGTACGTAACGGATACGCACCTTGTAAATGTCAGGGAGGAATGTCACAGGGCACAATGCAATCAACTCGTCTGAGGAATATTCCACTAGCTCTGGACGACCGATATAAGGGATAAGGACAAGGTCCTGATGAGGAAGATCCACTTCCATGGCTCCCTGGATCCGTTCCAGGTAGACCTTATCACTTGCCGATTCCATCTGTGCCAGAGGAACCCAATTTGCAATATCTTGTAGCGTTGTTTTCATCCCTACTCCTCTCCTTCTTCTTTCGTTATTTTCTCAGCTAGGACTGCGAGATTGATATCCTGACAATAACAATCGGGGCAAAGAAAGACTTCTGTACGACTGCCCTTCTCATTGGGCTCATCCATCAACACCTTAGCAGCATCGGGTGAGGGGGCAAGGACCTCAGCCAACCCTAACTGCCCTCCGAACATCTGGCTCAACCCAAGTGTACCTCGAGCTGCCTGCTGGTCAATGACGGCCATAGAATATCGGACCACGTAGAAAATTGGATTGATGGGGTTCCCACAATTATCACAGGGTCGTAACTCAGACAGTTTCATCTATTACTCCTCATACACTGTGGTATCAAACCCTTGGAGTGCTTCTTTCCTCTCAACACAGGAACCACACTTCCCACAGTGAACATCGTTTCCTTTGTAACAAGTCCACGTATCCTGGCCGTAGTCGATACCCAATCTGTATCCCATCAGGCCAATATCACGTTTTGTAAGATGCGTATAAGGAGCCTCGAGCTGAATATGTCTGTAAGTACCACTTGACATGGCGGCACCCATCGGATCAATGAAAGCATCCCGACAATCAGGATAGATAGCATGATCCCCCGCATGATTGGCAATCAAAACCGAGTTGCACTCACAGGACTCAGCGATTCCACAGGCAATGGATAACATAATACCGTTCCGGAAGGGCACTACCGTCAATTTCTGATTCTGATCCTCATAATGCCCCTCAGGAATTGCCCCACCTCCATCGAGTAGATTGGAACGCAGGTGGGGGAGCAGGACTGACAGATCGACTAGCCTCCACCTGATCCCAAGGCGCTCGCAATTCCTGAGTGCAAACTGTACTTCCTTCTTGTGCTTCTGCCCATATGTGAAAGAAAGGGCTTCCCGAATCTCCATCTTCCTCTGGTGGAGAAGAGTCACGGAATCCATCCCCCCAGAGACAATGATTAGTTTATTTCTCAAAGAGTGCCTCCTTTAGAAATCAATGACAAGAATTCTCCTCGAACCGCTGATTCCATAAAAGAACCCCGAAGGGCCGAAGTAATCGTCTTAGAATTCACCTGACCAGCACCCCTCATACGCATACAGGAATGAGCTCCCTCAACGTACACACCAACACCTTGTGCTCCAATTCCTGTGTACAACCTCTCTGCGATGTCCTCAGTGAAGGTCTCCTGCAGAACTGGACGCTTCGCCAGTAATTCAGCTAACCTAGCTAACTTCGAAATCCCCAGTACGCGATCCTTCGAAATGTACGCTACAGCAATATCATACTCCACAGGGAGGAAGTGGTGTGGGCACATTGAAAACGCTTTGATATCCTTCACAACTATCATCTCTGAAACAGTGGAAGGAAAAGAGGTATTAAGGATATTCTGTACTTGTAAATCAGTGTCCTTGATCCCACGAAAGATCTCAGCGTAGGCGCGAGCAACTCTACGAGGAGTATCCTTAAAATTCTCATCCTCAATATCCAGACCGAATGTATCCCGAAGACCCTCAAGGATAGTAGTCATCCCCTGCTCCACCTTATAGATCCCTACAAACTCGTCAGATAGGACGTCTTTAAGATCTCTCAGTTTGCGCCAGCAGGAATCACAAAGCTGCTTGATATGAATATCATGATGGGACGGCTCAAGAGGAAGACTTACCCCACAACGAAAACAGGTAGCAATCATCATTTTACTCCTATCAACTTATGTGTTTGTAACGAGAGCCTCCACCGAGGTTCCAATTTGATAATCTCTACTACTTCCCTAACATTCGAACCCTCGGGAGTAGAACAGGGCTGGAGGAAGAAGTTCTCAAAATCATACTTGAGGTACTCATTCAACTCATCGGACGATTGCCCTGTATAAACAACCTTCAACTCGCTTCCCGCACGCTGTACCCACTCAGGACCTTTGGGACTGACAGTCAACCAAGTATCTTGTTCGAAATCTCTATGTAATTTTACATCCCCATTCGTCTCAATATGGACACGAGCTCCTACATCAAAAAGTAGGGAGGATGTTAAATCACGGAGTTCCTTCAACTGATAACAGGGCTCCCCTCCAGTGATAACAACAGTGGTTCTTCGGTCTGTAGACTTTGGAACCAACGTAGTAACCTTCTGAATAATCTGCTCTACAGTCATCTCCTCATATGAAGAATGTTCGGTATCACACCAGGAACAGTGGCGATTACATCCTGAGAAACGAATGAACACTACAGGAGACCCTGTCCAATATCCTTCACCTTGAATACTGTAGAAAATCTCGTTAATACGAATCTTAGTCACAGTCTGGCTCATATATCACCTTATTTCCTCGAGTCTCCTCAATCTCCACTTTGAAACAGAGGGGAATCTCTTCTACAAGATACTTGGCAATATTCTCGGCGGTGGGCTGTGGAATAATTGTATTGAGGGAACAATGATCAAGTCTGTTGACAACTTTCTTGATCTTAGTAAAATCAATGACCATCCCATTCTCATCCAACTGGTCATCCTTACAGCGGCAAAAGACAGTCACCATCCAATTGTGCCCATGGAGAGAGGAACAAGGTGATTGGTAAGTTAACTCAAGGGAATGAGCCGCTGAGACCTCCATAGTCTTCTGAACTATAAACATGAAAACTCCTCCTCAATCCTTTCAATATATTATTGATATCACACCCCGAGAGTTGAAAAACTTTTCAACTCTTAGAACCTGGGGAAGTAGGAAGAATGACATCCTCCTGTAATCGAGAATCCAAACACACCTGACCCAAATCTAAGCACTGTAACACAACCACCTTGCCCCCACCCATCCTATCATCACGTTCCACAAGCTGTCTAAGCCTGCATACACCAATATCTCGCTCAGGACGGGTCTGGTTAATAGATACCAACTTCGCTACATGTGCAATCTTCCTAATGTCTTCTGAAATATCCTTCTCGGTGGCATCCGCATCGAAAGCAGCTCTTCCTGCCTGAGAGGCAGTAACAACAAGACAATTCCTCTCCTGTCCTATCCGTCGCAACCCTTTCCAGATCTCATCCAATTGGTGGCGAGTCTCAACCCGAGCATTACTTGGAACAAGAAGATCTGCATAATCCACAACAACAACATCGGGAACGTAATCATCATAGTAATACAGGTTATCAAGATGCGCTACTATATCCTTCAATGTAGCAGAGTACGCGGGAAGAGAGAAAATCCTAACATTACCTGAATGAAACTGCCGTCTGAAATTCTTTTGCTTCAGCCGTACTGATGAGAGATCAATCGTCTTATACTCTTTCTTCGCTTCCTCTACTGTCCATGGACCATCCTCGTTCTCAGAGTCAAAATAAGGGACACTAATAATCCGTTTCGCCTGTCCTGCCTTCCTCCTACGAGGAACACCAGTTAATGAAGTCCACGCCCTCCTAATAATTTGATTAGGAGTCATCTCAAGGTTAAAAAAGACAACATGGTATCCATAATAAGCCGCAATTTGACCTGTGTACCATTCCCACCATGACTTCCCTCTTTTTGAAGCTGCCATATACGACACAAGATCCCCTCGCACGAAAGGACCCAACTCGTCTCCAAGTATTCCTGGAAATCTGAACAGGACATCTTCTTCTTCGAGGAATGCTGTTGTAACTGCCACAGTATCATCAAATATAGAAACACCTTTATCCCTTATCGTACCAACACGCTGAAAACTTCCAACTTCCTGCTCTCCTTTCGTTGGGTCCTTGTTCAGAACAGCAAGTTCTATTGACTCTTTCAGCCGCTCTAGCTTCTGTAATCTCAAATACGTCGTGGCATTCGTTACAATAAACTCGATATTGTCTTTCTCTGGCGATATTGTCTCGTTCTTATAGCGATCTGAAAGACGTACTAAGAACTCCGAAATGAGCTCGGTTTCATCCTCATCCCGAACTTGGGTGAAGTTCTTTTGATACAGCTCTTGAATATGCTTCCCAGGGGCCTCGTGATACTCAGTGTAATACTCCAAAACCCACTTCACAACAGTTCTGGCATACGCTGACTTCAGATTCTCTGGGCGCAGGGCGGAACCAACATCCCGAAGGAACCTTGTAGAAGTGATTGCATACGTCACAATCTGTCTTTCTACAGATGTATCAATCTCTTTAGCTTTCACAGATAGCCCCTTCCTTTAGGTAATCCTCAAGAAGATTCTCCAAAAGATCAGTAGTCTCAACTTCTCTACCATCAAGGAGATTTGTTACAACTCCTCTGTTCTTGTCAAAATGTTTGATGATTCTATTCTCGACTGTACCATTCGCGACAAGAAAGTAACCATTCACTGTATCCTTCTGTCCAATACGATGGCACCGATCCAATGCCTGGTCGATATCGGCATTGTGACGCGGGAATTCAACAATAGCTACAGAGGATGCAGCAGTAAGTGTGATAGCTACACTAGCTGCGGTAGTCTGCCCTAAGAACAATTGAATTGAGTCATCATTCTGAAACCTGTGTTCAATTATCTTCCGATCCTCAGCTTTGACACTCCCATCAATACGGACGCAGATACTAGAGAACTTCCTCTGAATATCATCGAGGGCTTTGAGATGGGATGCAAAGACTACAAGCTTCTTGCCTGACTGAAGAAACTCCTCGATCCAACGCAGTACGGAGTTCCTTTTCGCCAAGTATGCCAGCTGCTTCAATCCCTCCAATCGATTTTCAGCTTCAACGGTCTTCTTGTTAGAAACATTTGTCTTCACCCACTCACAAAATGCCGTATCGGCATCCAAGTATGCTGCATACTCCACGGGCTCACATTCAAGACAGACTACTTGTTTCAACTTAGGGGGAAGATCTGCCAATACCTGTGATTTCTCTCTCCGTATCATCACAGACTGTATCAAACACCGAAGTTCAGACTGATTCGTCGCCCCTTTGAACTCCCACCCAAATCCATTATACTTTGGATCGCAGTACCTCTGTAGGTATGCCCAATGATTAGGAAAGTTTCGAGGGTCCACGAGATTTAGTACTGTAAAAAACTCAGAAGGATATGACTTGATAGGGGTGCCAGAGAGAAAGATCCGCTTCCGGACTTTTCTTGCAATACCAATAAGTGCCTTTGTCCTCTGCGCCTTCTGATTGGATACGTACTGAGACTCATCTCCAATTAGTACCCGTAATCCCATCCCCTTAAGAACACCCTCCCAGTCACGGAGAATGTCATAGTTAATAACATACAGTGACTTCTTATCCACTTCACAAGAAGACCTCCCTGAGAGAACTCCTATCTCACTCTCTGGTAGTCCCATCCAACGCATCGCAGCATCAACCCACACGTACTTAGCAACAGCCGGGCATACCACAAGAGCCGGTAATTCATCAGGATGAAGTATTAAATACCCTAATGCCTGAACAGTCTTTCCTAGACCCATCTCGTCACCAATAATGCCTACACCTCCCCGAGTCTCAAGAAATCTAACACCTTCAATCTGATAAGGAAAGAACCCAACCAGCTTAGAAACATCAATCGAAACAGGAGTAGAAGAAGGTACAACAAACGTCCTACCCGTATCCTTCCCTAATACTGCTTCAACTGGTGCTGTCAGTATGAACCCCAGGGACTTAAGGTACTCAACATTTTTCTTGCTGGGTGGAGCTTTCCATGAATTGGTCTTGCCATCCCAGAATCTGCCAGTAACTCCTTTCTTTATCTTGTCAAGAATCGCAAAAAACTCCGATCTATTACCCATCCGGAAACGGATAGAAAGGAGATCTTGATGCATGTCGACAACCTTCAATATTGCACCCTCATCTATCGTAGTAAATGTAAAATCCTATCACGAACACGGGAGGCCATCCTCTCAGAAAACTCCCCTGGATCCTTATCGAGCTCAACATCCACTGTTATCACCTTCCTAACTCCTAAAGAAGATAGGAGAACCCCATACTTCTCAGCTCGGGCTTGTGCCTCAGGTTCGGGATCAAAGAGAAAGGCCACTCGCTCATAGAAAGACAACATACGGATCTGCTGATCCGTAAAACTAGTACCCAACCCTGCACAGAAGTTATCACCCATCCTCCAACAATCAATGGGACCCTCGACAACACCAACCCAATCTCCAGTGCAGTTATCCACATTATATAGCACATGTTTCGGATTGATAACACTGTCCTCCACTCGCAGGGTCTTATATCGAATCTGTTGTCTACCCGTAATGTCTCGTCCTGTATACGAAACAACCTGCTTATGATATATTATAGGGATCATCAACCGAAGTTTGAAATCTCCTAAAGGCCCTGTACCTTTTACACCATACTTGGATTGGATAAAATCAGGATCGAACCCTCTCGACTTGAGATACCTGCGATGGTACTTCGTAAGCTCTTCCCCTGGCATCTCGACACTCTGAGCTTTGGCAATCTTCTTCGAGTTGAGCTTGTGTAGGAGAAGATCCCTCGTGGAATACCTATCATGAATATCCCATGCTTCATATTCTGGTATCCGAAGGACTTCGACAATGTAATCAACAACCCTATGTCCACCACACCGCCAGCAGTTGTAATACCCAGCAGAGAGATTGAACCCTCCATGGTTTGAATGATCAGAACAGAAGGGGCATTGTACTCCTACCCACCCACTCTGGACGTTCGCCCCCTCCTCAAAGTACTGTATCCCATTTTCCCTAAGGAAGGACAAAGCATCAAAACTCATATCCCACTCTCTATCATCTTGGATATCTCTTGGAGAGAGCTGATAGCCGTTTTGATGCAATTCCGTGTATGTACAATATCACCATTCTTGCGTTGATCAAGCTGACGTAGCAAACTCCACGCATCAACTTGAGGATCGAGACCCAAGGCCACAATCTTCTCCTCAACCTTCTGGAAGTCTTGGATCCTCCTTTCTAGCTTGGCATTTGTGCCACGCAATTCCTCTATTTCTGAAATGACACGTTTTGTAATGGCCGAACTTACACGAGAACCAAGCTCCCGGTTGATCTCTTTACTCTCAATCCACCTACTCCAAAACTCGGGGGGTTCTATGTCAATCTGGAAAGAATTGTTAACAACCCGTGTCCTCGAAATAAGAACATAAAGATAAAGATCCACAGGGTCCGGTATCTCTCGACAGGGGGCTTTCTTCTTTGTAATAAGACGATTCCCACCAGAGGACACTTGTAAGAGTCCCGCCTCGGGAATCAGCTCCGATGGATCCAGTACTACACCAGCAGGAGCTACCACATAGAAACTATTACAGAGAGACAAATACTCTCGCATCTTATTATCCCCAAGGAAATCCGATCGGGATACTTTGATCTCATACCCAGTACATCTGCGATGTTGCCACGAACGGGGCATCACCCATGCATCCAATCTTACATGAGTCGTTCCGAGTGTAGGACCGCTCTTGCATTCAGGTACAAATAAGTCAGCAACATGTTTCCTTTTCAACAAACTGAGTACATCTCGGGAAGTCATACTATACGTTCCCTCCTTTACAGCGTAATCTCATAGAAACAATTATCGAGATGGGGTGTCACTGTAATTGACATACCTGAATGAATCCTCTCAACAACAGTGGTGAGAGGGACAGAAGACCTAATATGCGTGTCACCATGCAATGTTCGTAACTCCCACTTCCCAACACCCTTCTCCTGAGATCGGGTGATAACAATATGAGGAAAACAAACAATCTCGTGTACATCCAGTAAGTACTTAGACACCATTACTGCATTCGGTGTGATTGTCACATTCTTAGTAGCAACACACAACTCTTTGAACCTCTCGAATCGCTCAGGAGACTGGATATATGTACTTCCAATCCAAAGTCGTTGCCAATCAGAAAGGTATAGAGAAAGATAATCATACAAATCAAACATTACTTCCCTCCTATGCGATAGAAGCCCCTCTCCACCATCGCTCTACTTCTTCATATGCACACTCCACTTGTTTTATGGACCATTTGCAATGCTCCCTGAAGAAGCACGTAACAGAATTTTTCGTATGCCTCTTCTGAGGATTGGAAATAATATGGCTCAACACATTCTGTGCATCTTCCGATAATTCCGTATGAGTACAATCATAGAACTCTAACAGTTCACAGAACCTTGCAAAACCCGAACAAGGAGAGGATTCCAACAATTCGTCATCATACGTAACGTGTAAAATATCCTTATTCTCCCTCAAGTATATATCGAAAACACTTTGGAGACTGCTTGTCAAATACGTGGAAAGCTTTCCTTTCTCAGGATCATACTTTTTGAGAACTTCCAAAAAAACCAGACATCCATTCGAGTACAGCTCGTCGAAATATTGCTGGAAGTCATAGAAGAAATGAGACTTCACAACACTCCATGCTTTTTTCCGAATAATGCCCTTACACGACTCGAATATACGAGTTGTACTATCTGATAGCTGCTCTTTCACTCCCACGCTTAGACCACCTTTACAACTGACTTCCGATATTCACCATCACGAACTAAAGATACGACAAACCGCCGATCACCTATCTCCATCATCGTAGCCTCATGAGTTATCATTATTATCTGTAAGCCTAACTTCAATGACAACTCCCGGAGCATCACACCAGCTCGTGACTGCAAGTCCTTGGAGAGATAACGAAAGGGCTCATCCAGGATAACAACCTTTCGCGTCTTACTCAAAGACCACACTGCCAAGCGCAATGCAAACGAGACTACATCAGAGACACCCCCACCTGCTGAGGTCAGGGGATCAATTTCGATACCATTACGCAGGAAACAAAGACGTGCTTCAGTCTTCCCACGCTTTATCTCAAATCGCACCTTAAACTCGTACTCATCAGGGAAGACCGAATCTATTGCCAACTGTACAACATCCTCGATATGGTACCGTAACTGTTCCTGTGTTTCCTTTGCTACCTTCTGGATATACGCCTGAGCTTCCTCTATGGCAATAAGATTACTCTTCAATGAAACTTGTTCAGTCTGCAATGCACTTAACTGCTTTGATAAAAGAGCCCGCCGCCCTTTCAGCTGTTCTAACTTCTTCAAGTATGCCCCTAATTTCTCTGTAGCAGAAGAGCTCATACTGACTCCCAATCATATGCTTTTTCAATCTTCTCTAAAAGAACGGTCAGGCGCCGCAGGAGTTCCTCCCTTTCTTGCACTTTCCGTTCTTTTGCTTCCCTTGCGGCTTCTACACTATCGCAGTTGAATTCATCCTTCCACCGCTTTCGGATGGTTTCCTTCCCTCCCTCGGCCCTTGCCCTCCGTTCCTGTAAAACGCCGATCTTCCTCTTCACTTCCGGTATCTGTTCGATAGTAAGCATAACAACACTCCTTTACCGCTCATCGTCATTCTTTGGATATCCAACCTCATTCAGCCCACGAACCTCATTGATCAACTCCTTAACAACATCTGCAGTCGGTATTCTTAATGCAGGTAACCCTCTCATAAGATTCAGAACAATATCCAACCCTAGTACTTTGCTCTTCTCTAATGCTTCCACAAACGCACCGATCCGTCCTACCCGATCCTTCTCCTTTACGACGTGATCCTCCGAGACTGTACCAATATCCTTAGTAGGAACAAACTCCACTGAGTCAGAGGCCGTGTCAATCAGGTAGAACCCCGAAACATAATCAATCAAATCAGAAGCCTGACTCAGGAGGCACCCAGGGTTTACAACACGTTGCGTACCACCTTGATAACAGAAATGTTTATGATTATCCCCTACGAGTATCCACTTTACACCAGGGAACCTATAACACAAGTCCTCTGCCAATATCCCCTGTTCATTCGGAGGCATATCTTTCAAGGATGGAAACGCCAATTGATGTAGACAAAGCAAATCGGACTTGGTGCCATAAACCTTATCCTCTAGCTGACCAAAATCAACCACAGCAGCTTTTCTACTGGAATCAAAAAGATTTGTACCCCCTATGTCCATAACCTCCCGTAGGATGCCAAAAGAAGATTTATTGAGATGATTGAAGGAGTGATAAGGCAAGTCATGGTTCCCCGGCAGGATATACACGGGAGCACCAAACTGATGTACCGCTGATAGAAATATTGACACTAGCGTGGGCGCAGTTGTAGGACGATGGAAAATATCCCCATTGATGATGACCTCAGCTCCCACGTCCTTGGCATAAGAAAAGACGGAAGCAACAGCAACGGATTGTGTCTCAATCCAGTCAACATCATTCCTACAAACAGGTCGATCCTCTCGTAGATGCCAGTCGGCAGTAATAACATACTTCATTGAGCCCTCCCTCTCAGTGCTCCAGGAGTCCCACACAGGGGGCAATCCTCAGGAAGAGAGTCCACAAGCTCCTGTATCTCAGGGACAATCCTCAGAATCTCATCATCTAACTGTTGGTAGGAATGTAATGAACTACGGAGGCTCTCAGAAGACTTATTGATATCCAGAAGATCCTTGGACATAGCATCAATTTCAGTAAGAAGCGGGAATATTGTAGCAATGCCATCGGTGTCAGAACAGATCCGCTCATACTCCCTAAAATCATTTAGTGTCGTCGATAGTGTATTGATATCCTGATCACAACTACGCTTCTCAGAATTAAGATCCCGGGCACAATCAATCCACTTTTCCCAATCAGCGATCCCTTCTAGTGCAACAATAATAGCACAAGCATCCTGGTACTTACTCAGGGACACCTGTAAGGCCGTGATATGATCCTCCACACCTGACAAACTACGTCCAAGTGCCTCTGATTCTTGTATGAAAGGCTCTACAAAAGTGACATTGGAACGTAAGGACACACCTTCTAACCGTTCATATTCTTGTAACGAATCTTCCAACGTAGTTATAGCTTCATCACATTCTTGAATTGTGCCAGACAGAACTGCACACTTTGACAACAGGAACTCGATATTGTCTATCCAGTCAAGTGATTGTACTGATTCCTCCAAACGAGCGATATTAAGCGTAGCATTCTCTAGGGAAGTCCTCGTCGCACGTTTCTTTTGCTCCACTAGAGAAAGAAGCTTATCGATATCATCCAACCGGATTGTGCGATTCAATATCCGTGCAACCTCACCGGCTGAATCAGATAAGAGAAAATGAGGATCGAGTTGATCCTGGATATTCACCTCTGTCACGTCCAAAGAAGAAAGGACCTCAGGAGGTACATCTCTACCAACAGCATCCAATACAATACCATCAACCACATATTGATTGGAATCCTTCGCTCTACGACGTACAACACTTCTCCCACCATCAAATTCAAGGACGGACTCAACTGATGCAAGCAATACTCCCTTGGAATTGACGGCCCAGTGTGAAGCAAATCCAATACCGTCAGGCTTGTTCCTGACCGGCCATTCCAACCCACGGAGAATCGCTGACTTCCCATTGTCACTGGGTCCTGTGATTACGTTTATTCCTGGATGGAACTCGATTGTGGTACATTCATGTGATTGATAGTTTTTGAGTGTAAGCCTCTCAAACACAGTGTCCCCCCACAAGTATGATACCGCCTGCTACCAAAAAAGTCAAGCAGTTTCTTAACATTACTTCCTCCTTTTCTGTTTGAACAATGCGAAGGCTAACGAAAATGGAGCAATAAGATCTATGAAGACAGCAGGGAAGACGGAAATCCAGAATTGTACTAAGTCCACACGATCTTCCCTTCCTACCAAACTCGCTACCCAGACATAGAAGGAAGGCGCCTCGATACTAGAATCAGGAGTTACACCTACTACTCCAGCCTTGGAAAGAAACGTGGTACGCTCCGACTGTTTCACCGACAACTGCTGCAGCAACTGAGCTATCGTATTATCGATCTTGTTCAACTGCTCCTGAGCATCTGCAAACCCTTCGGGGTCAATAACCTTCCCAATGGCATCATACGACTCAAATAGTTTTTGGTGGACAGAACGGAGGCTGTCCTGATTACGAATCTGATCTTCTATCCTTCTCTCTTGGTCGAGTAATGCTTCATATGCAACCTTCGAGTAAGCCCCCTGTGAAGTCTCCTCTATCAGCTCTCTCCGGACCTCCACCTGTTTGTTGTACTGTCCTGCCACCGTAGACATCATAGAGAACAGTAGTACCATAACAAAGAGGATAAGGAACCCAGCAGCAAGAATTCTCCTCCGCATCTCCACCAGATGCAATACAACCTCGAATGCCATTGTGGAAAATGTAACCATAATTGTCGAAAGAAGTATTGCCAGACTGGGAGGGAGGTATTCAAAGAACCAGATGGATGTATAATAAACAGACATCCCTATGGCTCCAAGACCTACAAACCCCAGAACTATCCGAATCACAGACACAGACCAACCCTCTCTTGGGTCCACAGAACCACGAGGGGTCTCAGTTTGTGGAATAGAATCAGGAGAACCCTCTTCGACGAGGGCTTCAACAGCTTCCTCCAAAACAGGATCGACAGGTGTAGTATTCTCTGACATCTTATACCGAGAGTAATTCCTCCGAAGGAATCCACCATGAACAAGAAGCCGGAAAACCTCGTTCATACGATACTCAGAAACTCCGAAGTGAGCAGCTACAAACCGGATGGAAGGAAGACGCCCATCCTTCTTGTACATACTCAGCAGATGTTCCCTGACACTGCTCAGGAACTCTTCGTCAATAAGCTTCTCCTGTTGATCGCTCACTTATCCCTCCTCAGCAACTCGAACAACTCAGAAATATTGCACCCTTCCAGATCTTTCTCAATCAGCCCCAAATCCACAGCATCTAACTGGTCCTTGAAGTCCTCATATCCTGAGAACCCTCTTTTGATGATGCCCTTCAAGATGTTAATCGCTGAAGGGATGTAGGATTTCCCAGCAAAGTCGCCTCTGCTAGCATACTTTATCGACCGGAGAAGACTTGAGAGTGGGTATTCCGAACCTGTATACCACGTGGTCTGCATGGCGTGACTTGTGACCCAGGCCTCAGTATGGTAAACTGAGGAAACAGTTGCAATACTAAGACCATCAACGTCCCCTATATGTATGTGTACGCCTACCTGGATATGTGCAAAATCAAAAGAATCGACCAATGCCTTCAGAGTTGGCTGGGGGTAGAAACACAACTGCACGATCTGCTCTCCCACCTTAAATGTCATAGCATTCCGAGTAGTACTGATAAGTTCGTGTCCCTCATAGGATTTCCACAAGTCCAAACGAGTACGTACACCCTTGTCAACAGGAAATAGATCAATATCACGAGGAATATCCCGATTCAGACAGTTACCTGCCATGTACACCTCACGGATGCCGGAGTCTCGAAGCCACTTAACGGGGAGTCTCCTCATCGCCCGATCCCTGATGACATTAGAAATTACAAGCCCATCTACTACCATTATGTATCCTCCTCAACACTACTCAATAACTCCTCACGAAGTCTCTCCGCTCCTTGTGACAAGATGGGATCAGGAACAACAACACTCTCTTTCCTTCTGGTGGCTTCCTGTAACTTCTTACTATTGGCCTGTACAATCCCCTCTTGAGACGGAGTAAGCTCAACACCAAATGTCTCTCTGCACCACTTGACGAAATGGATCCACGTTCCGTTCTCTATCCCGAAATTACCAAGGTTCCAGTCTTTCCATGTTCGTGAATATTCCTCTATAACTCCTAAGAAGAGCTCAAGCGTCGAGAACCGAGTCTGCCAAAACGTTGTAGCATCGGTAACATAGAAGTTATACGTTTGAAGATCTTGGTATGACGTTTGATACCACTTCAATAGCTTGATAGCTCTCTGAAGGTATCCTTTTTCAGACCACTCTTTCGGTTTGTACTTAAGAAATATCATCCGACTATCTTCAGGCATCGTTGAATCCTTACTCCCACTGACCGTGACAGGTTCGTGGAAACAGCAATAGAGGAACCAGCTCTTGTTCTGCGCGCGGTTGTAGAAGAAATCCTGTACATACGTAGTAAGAACACTCTTCTTTTCCGGCTCATACCCCTCCTTCCGCATCAGGGCGTAACGACGAACAGCCCTCCTAACTAAGGGTTCAACCGCGCGACCCGAAAAGTACTCCAGTGAGATGCCCTCACGACGTAACCAATCTTCATCGAAAACATACAAGCGTGCGAAAGCCTTTGGGTTCGGAAGTAGCGTAAGGAACTTTTGTACATCCAGATACAACTGTGAGACAGGTTTATCTTCTTTTGGTGGCTTGTTTGTAAAACCTCCCATGGGCAATATTTCCAGAATAAGCTCTCTTATTTCTTTTTTCAATGCAGAATGATTATTTCCAGAAGTTGGTAACGCTTCGTCGTTACATGATCTACTATGTAGATCACTCTTATTACGTATGCTCTTATCATTTATACTCTTATTACGTAGTACCAATCCCGACTTTTCCGGAATTAGAATCCCGACTTTTCCGGAATTAGAATCCCGACTTTTCCGGAATCTGATATGCGTTTGTAAGTGTTCCGAAAGGGTTAGCTTTTGCAAGTTCGTAACATTATTGTTATCTCGATCGAAGTCTATATGATGTATACAATATCCACTTCCAGGGTAGATTGGATCTTCTGGGTGAGCTGTATTCCAGGAAACCCATGCTACCGAGTTGTCACCGGCTAATTCCTGTCTGATTTCCTCATCTTCCTGTTCGCAAGCGGTGATGAGTTGGATGATTCTATTGTAGTCTAACTTGTACCAATTTCTGGGTGGTTGTCCTCGACGCACCGTTTCCAGGATGCCCATAGTTTCGAAACTCTTTATATGGGACGAGATCTTATCACTCGAATAGCCTATGTCTTCTTGAATGTCCATGGATAGAAAATAAAAGAAACCCTCGTCGGACAACATGTGTGACGAAGCTAGATCATTCTCTTTTTTGATCAACTCCGATAGCAATATGGCGTAGGAGGGGCCTAATGTTTTTATGAACTCCCTTCGTACTCCAATGAAATTGCCATCATTCAGTATCTTTCGATAGAGTGATACCTCCATTGTCCTCCCTTCCTTTTATGGGATGAAAAGTACCCCCACATATTATTATTGTGCTCAACACAGGATACTTGAAAAAACAATTACAAAGCGACACCGTCGTCATCAAGAGATATACGCCTACCGTCACGCACCAGCTTGCGCATGGAACGCAATTTCATTTCCTTTATCTCTTTCCTAGCCTGACGCTGACACAACTTCTGACACCAGAAAGCATCTTGCTCAGTGAATTTCTTGAACTTCTTGTGCAATTGTGACATCTGGAGTAAGTTCTCACTACTTATGGTGTCCCAGATATCGAACCAGATGTAGTTCCAATGTACACCCGGAGGAGGATCCCATTCGAATATGTCCGCCTGAATAAACTCGATTCTAGTATCATACTTCTTCTGATAGTGCTCCCTGACCAATGTTAACACATCGGGAGACTTCTCTATCACCGTGATATGCGTAATGTCCGGCTTCATAGCAAGAGCATTCAGTAACATTCCCAGTCCCAAGCCTACAATGAGAACATTTCCCGTTGCATTCTGTATAGGAGCTGCATGATCGTAGATTTCGTCAGGAGTATCTGACATGACTACTACCCTAGAATTGAAATCAGGGTCCTTTCGATATAGTCCTGTATACTTCCCCTCAGGTGTATACCTTACACCATTCGACCGAATCCTATCCCATACCGCGTCACTGAGGGAGACTTCAAACCGTTTGATAAACCAGTCTCCTGATTGCCCCTCAGGCACATCTGGCACCTGATACTTCCTTGTGAAATCACTGTGCTCACCCACGTACGTCCTCCCTCAATAAACTAGATACCAAACTCTGGATACAGGGCTATCCTACGTCCAGGAACATCTATCATTTGCAGGATTTCATCACGCCTAATAACACGGAAATTCTTCCACCCATGCATGACCTCAGAACCTGTGCAGATATCAGATGCATAGTACCGAAGAATTCCATTCCGATATTCTGCTCGTGAGAAAAACCGAATGATCCCTCCCGCAGGAACCCTCGTACCTTGTCCATGGGGCGGAGTAGTCCACGTATCCCAAAAGAGGCAGAGTCTCCCCCGAAACGCCTCATACGACCGTTCCATCTGGTCCTTGAAGGGAATATTCTTGGCAGTCTCCCTCAACGATTCTAGTTCTCTCTGTTGTTGAGAAATGAATTCTTCCTTTCTATGAATCTTCTCCATCAATATGGTGAGTTCAGAAGTATTACTCATTCTCCCTCCTCTCCCCCTTTATTGTGTCTATAAGGGCACGATCATTCGAGAGTATTCCATATACGTGGAACACAAGCATACCCGCGTTAAACTGAACAGTAGCGAGATACTTCAGTTGGACAGCGTGATCATTGATTGGATGTCCTGTACCGTACACAACAAAATGATGCTCAAGGACTTCCTTTTCGTCTAATTCTACCTCTACCCAGAAAGTGAACTGCTCCTTCTGATTCTGGATGCTAAGGATTTTTGATCCTAGTGGGAGTTCCAACGTGATCAGATCAGTTATGGGTGCCGTATACTTGTAAATTGTTTTCATGTAAGTCCTCCTACGGAGTGGGTGGGATTCGAACCCACGAGACCCGAAAGTCCTCCGGTTTTCAAGACCGGTGCAATCAGCCTAACTCTGCCACCACTCCAAAAAAGAGGGAGGATATCCCCCCCTCTTGTTGTTATTCCTCGTCGTCCTCCCCCTGTTTCTCGAGTTCGTTGACCATGGCCTGGAGTTCCTCGACGGATTTGGTATCGAGTTCTTTGTCCTGCTTGGCGGCGATCATTTCCAGAAGCTTCCGTCGCTGTTCCGCATTCTCCCGCACCAGGGCTCGCTTCTTGGCCTCCTCGTCCTTGATCTGGAACACGTGTTTGACGATTTCGATGCTGAGGGATACCCGTTTGTTCTCCTTCGATTTGCTTCCGAGTAACGAGTCCTCCTCGGTTTGCTTCTTTATGGAGGAGAGCCGTTTGTAGGTACTGTCGAGAAGTTCCGGGGAGAGATCCCAAAGATCCTCGGCGGTGACCCTGCCGATGGTGGGGACGTCGAACCTTAGTTTCATTCGCGTTGCTTTTTCGAACATTTCCATGAAATGCCTCCTAGAATTGAATTTTCAGAGTCCGCTTTACTGCGGCTCCCTCGATCTTTACGATGACCGAGTCTCGTTTCGTTGAGCAGAATCCAAGTCCTGAAAGCTGGGAAGCCGAATTCTCCACTCGCATCTTATTCCCGAGGGCTTCGAAGACTCGTTTGTACTTCATCAGATCCTCTCTCAGATACTCATTGAAGAATCCACTAGGATTCTCATCGTTGAACATCCCTTGGAGTATGAAGAAGTAGTGACGATTCCCAATTCCCATACTCTTGTCCCAGTAGTTGGGGGAATACATCATCAACTCCACGGGGAGGAACTGATTGGTATCTACACCCCACAACTTTCGAGAGGAGGTGGTAGAGGGAAGTCTTTCACGTACTTCGAATCCTTTTGCATGGGAGTAGTACACATCAGCAACAGCCACGGTTTCCTTGGAATGCAAGTGCTTGTTGTACGCAAAACTATATGTCTGCCCCCCACACTCGACTTCAGCTGTGAACCCAGATCGAGCACCCCTGCTGTTATAGCAGTGTACGAAGAACTGGTACGCTCCTTCCCGGAGTTGCCTTTCCGAAGGATGGATGATGTTTTCTACTGCGACGCCGTCAGGGAAGATGATATCTACATCCAACTCCCCATCCGTTTTTTCGGAACATTTGTGGTAGAAGCACAGTTCCTCTCCTCCAGGTTCGATGCAGTGCGCGTCGAGGTCGTCCCGGCTATCATCGTTGTCATTCCACTGAATGGAGAACCGCATAGCCCCATCGACTCTGCCGCCCATCGCCTTGACTCGCTCACGCATGGAGTCTGTGAGATTGCCTGTGTACGCCCACGAGAACGGGTTGCCCCATTTGAACAGCGTGGGTGCGGTGGAATCCTGGGGGGCAATGACTGACACCCGATTTGCGCCGTGCCTGCTTTCAAAGAGGGCGGAAATACTGGTGGTGCTAGGGAGTACATTTTTGATGAATTCATCAATACCGATCTCCTCCACTCTACTGAAATCCCGAGGATTGACTGCCACGGATTGCGCCATTTCGTCGAATACTGATCCCTTCATCCGGCGGACGGCATCCCGATCAGCGAAGAGGACATTTGTGACAGACACATCCTCTGTAACTGCGAATCTCCTTCCGAGTGCATTGGTCATCCCCAGATCCTCGAGTGTTTTCTGTGCATTCTCGAGCATCTTTCTTGTGAAGATTGGTTTGGGGCGCTTGTAATTGCTGGGGGCAACGATCGCCTCGTAGCGCTTTACCGCTTCATCAAGATCTATTCCTGACTCGATGTCCTTCAGAAGCGTACCGATGGAATGGTTGTAGATCTTCCCTACCACAGGACCTACAGTCAAAGCCCATTCCCATACAAGTCGATCCTTAATAGCTTCATTGAGCTTGGAATTGTGGTACTGCTGTAAGAGTACATAGAACTTTCTAAGGGGGCCCTCCCATTCCTCACCCTTGTACAGAGATCTCTGAACTATCAATTCGAATACCGTTTCGACAGTCACAGGATTGAGTTCATCCAATGACCGCTTGAGAACAGTTTTCACATCCCGAATTGCAGCTTGGAGTTCCGGAAGAGAGGATGACTTCTGAGCAACGAGGTTAGGAGGAAGTTTGGCATGTAAGTGACTCCAAGTAAGAAGCCCTGTACTGATTTGTTGAATTGACCGCTCCACCCCGATGAGTGCTTCATGAGTCACGAAGATGTCCGTTATTGCAGCATTCCGAACAACCCGTGCCATCGCGTCAGCCACGGTCTGGTATGGGTCCTCATGGAGTGCAATGTCCCAGATGGTACGAACTTTCCCATCTTTGAGTGTTACGACTCCCCCGAACCGTCTGATGAAGTGCTTACAAGCACTACAATCGTGTTCCGTCCTTTTCTTGAATAATGGGTTTGTTCCCGCGGGAAAGCTCGCTATGTACGTTTCCCATAGGAAATCACCCACTACATCAGTCAGGAATAGCTTCGCGCCATCCTGTACCATTGCAGTAACCTGGTCTGCAACAGCTTTACTGAATCTCTCAAATTGCATATGTCCTCCTTTACTTCTTGAATAATTTCAGGAATTCTAAGAATCCCTGGTATGCTTTCTCGTCAACGAAGAAGATATACCCGTTACTGATTTCAAACCACCCTACAAGATCTCTGTAGTATCCTGTAGGATCCTTGAGCCGTTCGTACAGCCCGACATGTTCCTTGGTATGCCCCTGAGGCTCAGCTGATTTGAACTCAGTGATTCGCTTCACTACTTCATTCTTGTAAGACGTCGGGCAGATATAGAAGACCTCCTGCACAGTACCCGTGGTTGTCTTACCTCTGCGGTATTCTATTACCAAGAACCGAAGCGCTTCGGGCACTGCCCCGAACTCGAATTCTGCAGAACCCATGTAATCGAAGGAGAAGATCTCTCGAAGCACGTCCATGACTTCCTTCGGTAGTCCTCCGTTTACAAGCCCACCACCGAAGTTAAAAGGATTATCCACCTTTGTTCCGTCAAGCCTCGTCCAGTGGTTAGGTCTCTTAAGACGTTGGATAAGATATGAGGGTTTCATCTCCTGTCGTAGTTCCAACTTCTCTGTCATCGTATACCTCCTGTCAGTACATGCCGGGGAATTCTATCCCGGAGTTGCTTGAGGCTTCTTCGCAGGAGTTGATGAATTCGTCCAACGAGTTGATGGCATCTTCGAGCTGTGAGGCCTTGTCTCCGCTCTGGAGATTCTCTGGGAGGGAGTCTTTCCAGGTTTCCAGCTCGTCTTTCAGCTCTTCGGCAATTGACTGTGCATCTTCCACGAGTCCCATTGCTTCATCCATCCGGTCACCTCGCGATTCTGCGGGTTCCTTCCGAACAACCTGGATCGACGCATTCGGGTACTTCTCCCTGAGAGCCGCTTCGACGATTTCACGGACCGTATCAGCCCGGGCACCTTTCTGAGAAACGGAGATCATAATCATTTGTTGTCCTCCTGTAAGACTTGTATTTGAAAGAGAAGCCCCTCGTAAGAGGGGCATATGTTACGCGACGTTCCCTTCTTTGATGACTTCCCAATCGGTGGGAGGGAGGGTGACGATCTCATACCCGATCTGTTCGACCTGATACTGCCGATCCCTATTGTCGATCGACTTCGCGAGGGCCGTGATAGAGTTGACAAGACCCCATCGGGTTGCATCCCCTTCGGCGATGAGCCCTGTGACGATTCCTTCGCCTTCCTTGTCTGAGAAGCCGAACCGCTTAGTGACATTCTCGACGACCCTTACGGGATTGGTGATCTTGTCCTCGGCAGCTTCTCGGAGTTTATTCACCTCGGCGTCGAAGAAAGCCTGGGTGAGTGAATGTTCCAATACATCGCGGAGCTGAAGTTTGAAAGTCTCGACCTCTGCTAACAGGGTATCGTGTTTGAAGATGTTCATCTCACCGTCGATGTTCGTAACCTTCTTACCGATGTGATACCGATTGAGAAGGCTCTGCCCCACGAGACCGTTCAGGCATTGAAGCCTCCAGATGATACGAGAAACATCGATCGCCCCGTACCCGACTTCGCTGTTGGAAAGTACGATTCCCGCTTGTACGATATCCCCAGGCCGCACCTCTGCGCGGATGCTCGGGATGACGATCTGCGCGTACATCTTTGTTTCCGTGAGAGAAAGGGCAGCCACCTTCAGGTCGACGAAGTTCCTGATAATCGGAAGTGCCGATTCCATGACGACGAAATTGTCGAAGGGGACGAATTTGTCTGAGAGGAAGGCACGTCCCTTGTTGTCCAGGGTTCGTACCATCTTCTGGTCCCCATCGGTATGCTTGAGCCAGGAATTCACGTTCTGGGCTCGCAGTTCGGGGATTTCCGCCATCATATCGTAGTATCTTTTGGGGATCCCCAGCTTTTCCGCCACTTGCTGGTGTGCGATGGGGGTGAGAGGAAAAGACATCTTAGTACCCCCCATTATTTCAAGTGTCTCCCCATCCTCATGCATTCGCATGGCGTTATGAGGGACGATGAAATCCTGCTTGGTGCGTTCGATTTGCTCGATGCGGGTTGCGAACTCTTCCATTGTCTGATAGTTACCTTTCATCCTGTTTCCTCCTGTAAGATTCTTTTTACGAATTTCTATGATGAAATTGTATAATATAATAGAAAGAAAGTCAACTACTTTCTTAAATATTTCCATTGTATTATTTCACTGGAAGCGGTTCGATTTTCAACACCCTAATCCCTGCGGTGATTGCTTCCTGCCAACAGGTCTTGCAGCAAGGGAGGGTCTGTGGTTTACCATCCTGTTCAACAGTAATGGTAAACTCAGCCTCCTCCTTGCACTGTTCCCATTTGACAGGACCGAGGGTGAATGCACCCCCATACCTTCGGAAGCCCTCGCACTGAGGCATTCACTCCTCCTTTGACGTCGGCTGGAAGTAGATGACATCGAACCCGTTTGCTCTGGCGGTAGCTTCGGCTGCGAGCACACGTTCCGAGCCCGTCTTTCCGATGTACTCCCATCCCTTCGGAGGAGCAATACGCCGGAAAGCTTCCCCGTTCTTGTAGTGGCGGATTGTTCCGAGGGGGAAGCCCCGTGGCTTCTTCTCGGCAGCCGGTTTCTGCTCGAGGGGAGTCGTGTCCATACTTCCCTGTTCGGGTGAGGTGGTGACGACCGCTGCTTCCGGGGCGATGTTGACTGCTTTCTTTTTACTCATTTCTTTCTCCTCTTTGATTCTGAAGATATAAGCGGGAGTCGTAAGAGTCCCACGTTTTTGAAGTTCTTGTAATGCCGTCCCACGAGGATAGTACCCTGCCCACTCTGTTCGGAGTATGAACGTATCCATAGTGATGTCATACCACGTGTCAGGTTCGTCTGTATATGCCCGCTGGAGATTCATCTCTCTTCCTCCTAAATAAGCTTCATAAGAATGCGGCCTAACACCTCGTCCAATTCGTTACGCACAGTGCGTTGTGTGTCCTTTTGTAATGTGTTTAATGTTTCACACACCCACTGTTTTGCTTCATCCGAAGTGTCGAAGATGTATGCACTCTTCAGGAGATCACACGAGATCCGGCCGTGCGGGCAAGGTATCTCGGGAGTGGAGACACACTTAAGAACACCCGCCCAACAGCTCTCATCCTCTATTGCGTCTACTTGATAATCTGCTCCGATCCGACCCTGAGCTATTGCCGTCTTAATTATATCAAGTCGAGCATTCAGTGGATAGTCCCCACATCCAGGATGTGTACTGGTCATGATTCCTTCCTTTTTCAGATATGGCAATCAAAAACTGATACAAGGGCATCATTGGGGAAGGAGTTGAACAATTTCCAGAATTCTTCATTCCAGCAGCTCTTGTCCTTCTCGTTGGAAATACATCCCCACCACCCCCATTTCTCCACGTTCATACCACTTGCCATCTTTGATAAGTGCATGAGGAACGATAACAGAGTCGAGAGCCTGTTGTACGAATTCATCCTCGGGGATCTGATACTCGTCAAGGGATGCAAAGATACCTACTGTTTTGAGCATTTGGAGTGGGGCCTGGCTGTGATAACTCTTACGAGCATCATCAATAGTGAGTACTCCTAACTCAACATCAACTAAGAACTCTTTCCAAGTCTTGATCTCAGGTATGCCATTCCCAGGAAAGGCAGAAAGAACCCTCTGGTATCTTTCCTCCGCAGCTTTTCTGGCCTTCGTTTTCATATACTCGATATCAATATCGCCTTTCTTAGCTTGAGCAACGAGACCTTCCTGCCCCTTCAGATGGAAGTACTCAACCCATCTACCTCCCAGTTCGTACCAATCCCACTTGGCATTCGGATTCTTCCAATAACCAAAACGTCCTGTTTTGGGATCACGAACCTCGAACCCATGCCATTCCTCAGCAAACTGTTCAAGTGAGGAATAGCTCTCTTTGAAGGGGACTTCTTCCACCTTGAATTCCTCTGGGACTTTGTGGCATCCTGTTCCATATCCGAATTGCCCAGGAACACGAAACGTATCATCACAGGGGAGGAGCTTCCTTCCGTCTGGCATAATGACTCGTCCCGTTCCTTTGTTTTGATACTCATCCCTGAGCTCGTCTTCCTTATCTTCGAACTCAAGGAATTCTTGTGAGCACGTGTTCATGTTATTCTCTTGGAAGGGTCTAAGCTGACTTTCGGGATCGCTCCCAAAGACCATGACAGTAAAGTGTGACATAGTTTCTCCTTATGTTAGGGATTCTTCTTGAGATAATCAGCACCCGTCGACTTGCTCTTCGGATGCTTGTCCGCATGAATAAGGTTCGCTCCCCGAGCGTACTGGTGCACAAGTTCAGAGAATGCCTCTCCGACGGTGATCTTCTCGGCCTTGCACCGAGAAACGAATGAGGTGAAATCCTTGGTAGACACCACCGCGTAGATTCTACGAGTAGTTTCCCCGATTGTAAAAGTGGGGTTCTTTTCCTCGACGGGAGTGTCCTCAGAACTGAGCCTTTCGAATGCTTTCGGTTGCATTTGTGTCCTCCTGTTATTGACCTGTCATCTTCAGGCAGGGTAGGTCATTTTCCCTGCTACAGCATCGTATTTCCACGATGCCGTTTCGACTTATGCTATCGACTTGTTGAGTTTTCGAACAAACTCCTTAACTGATTGATTCCTTGGAGGTGCAATGTAAGGGGAACCATTCTCACCAACACGGACATCAACTATTGATTCCTTACGCATCCCCCTTATAGAAAACTCCCATGGGAGTATATAGATCGCAGGATCGTACTCGACACTGATCTTATACCCGGGGGAACAAGGACACGAACAGCCGCAGTAGATGTCCCACTGGACGAACAATTTCAGACCCTCTTTGGCCCCGACGTATTCTCTGAACATTGCAAGTGCTTTGTCATACGCAGTACGGCCGGTATCCGTGAGTTTTCCTTTCGCCTGACGACGGTTGATAGTAAGCTGTCTCATGTCAGGACCTACCAAGGAAGCTCCAATAGTTTTTGAAGCTTCGTCGTTGAACATTTCTTTACCGAATATGTAAATGCTTCCGATTCTGACTTTCCTTTTCTTCCCTTCCATCTTTGTCCTCCTGTAAGATTCTTTTTACGAATCTCTATGATGAAATTGTATAATATAATAGAAAGAAAGTCAACTACTTTTTTGGTAGTTTTCAAAAAGAAATAGTGATATCAGGACACCATCTCCTTATGAATTTTCAGGAGCGAAGTGAGGTATGTAAGTTTTCGTTTCAGGAGTTTATTCTCCTCAACCAAAGCAGCGGTATCAAGAATTCTACCGGTATTAGGCTCTACGGCAATACAACGGTCATCGTACCACTCAGACAACCCTCGTAGTTTGATATTAGTAATAGGTAGTGCTCTACCGAAGTGTTCGACGCAGAAATCTTCCACCCCCTGTTGCCATCCTCGAGCTGTAAAGATAATGACATCCTCACCCTCAGCAAGCCACTTCCTTATTCTCTCTACCATGGGCATTATAGGTACGTTCGCCTCTGGGACGTCATCTCGTACAAGGGTACCATCGAAATCGACACCCTTGAATCCTTTGAAAGAACGCTCAAGCTCTTTCATCTGAAGCTCTCCTGTAAGATATAATGTCAAAAGATATCAACGTATTCCGAGATAATCTTGATGGCTTCGTTGTATGACGTAGACTTAAACACCTGGGTTGCCAATTCCTTTGCTTTATCCTTCTGCCCCGCCTTCCGTAGACATTTGATAGCAATCCCTAGCAAATTAAAGATGTTTCCCTCCTGTCCTAAAAGCTGACATTGAGGTCTCTGAATGAGTTGTTCAGGAGCACCTTCCGCACGGATTGGAGAAGTACCCAACTCAGACACAAAGGCATTCCGTATCTGAGTATACCCTAACGTCTTTAGAAGCTGGTACAGCCGATGAACCTGCATTCCTACCTCGATAGCGATAGAAGACTGCACTATGACATGTAATTGTGCTTCCTGTTCTGCACTTATATACAACGCTAGAGCATCGTAGTACTCATTGTTACTAGGCTTGTCTTCTACTGATAGAAGTACGTTATAGCCAGGATAGTGGGAAGATGCTCCATGCCAACAGTTTAAGTCCCAAACATGACTCAATTCCACATCCGGGCTAAGTGACAATTTGGCACGAATATGCTCATCAACTTTCTTGAGTACATAAACACCTCTATCGCTCAATTCGCCAGTAGGACTGTTTTCAGGGGAGGCGAATTCGGCATCCAATCCTATTGTTTTTGAAGCCTCATCGTTGTAGTACCCACTTCCGATGATAATTACAGATGCAATCTTGAGCTTCCTAGTTTCTTTCATTTCTGCATCCACTCCTTGTACCCTGAATTTAGTTCCTGCAATTTGGCTCGCAGAAGCTTGTATCCTTCCTCAGAGGAATACGTACCTGACCACATTTCGTAATCAGGACCGAACCCTGAAAACTCGATTTCGAGCCCGCAGTACACCTCCTCAACCTTCCGTATCCGATACCGGAGTCTTTTCAGTTGTTGCTTGAGTGTTCCTCTCTGTAAGGAATACTGCCGGATCTCCCCAGTGCTTATATCGAGAAAGTTGACTTTGATACCCTGAAAAATATCCTCGGCACTGTCTTTCCTTGCACATCGAGGAAGGAAGTGATCTTTAAGTTTCCCTGTGGTTCGGTTTAGGTGGCGAATAATCCCCATAACATCGTGGAGAAAGTTGAAGTTGTCGGATGCGAGGAGTTTGTCAAGATCAAGTGGTGTTCCGTTGAGGTGTGTGACAGTCAAGTCCATGTTTACTGAAAGAGGATCCGCGGGAGGAACACCCGTACGAGACTGATAGTCGGTTTGGAATCGGGAGACAATTTGATCGAGTTTCTCCCGATCCTCTTTCGATGCATTGAAGTTGATGGTAGTTGTTTTCATTCTCTCACCCCCAATTCTGGATGGGATTTTAACAGTGCGGGAATAATCTTATCCCGCCAATCGGTGTCAGAAACGCATGTAAAAAGAGCCGTCCTGAGAACGTCTTCCATATGACCGAACCCAGCGGTTCTGATACTCGCCACTTCTTTACTTACGAAAACCTTAGCGTCCAGAATGTCCATCCGTCTTCCCTTCATTCTCTGTCCTCCTGTAAGATTCTTTTTATGAATCTCTATAATGAAATTGTATAATATAATGGAAAGAAAGTCAACTACTTTTTTGGTAATTTTCAAAAATAAATAGCGGGAAATGTCCCGCTATTAGATGTATGATCACCTCCCTCTTATGCTTCATAGAGATAAACTGTTCCCGCATCGAGTGTATCTGCTACGAGTTTCACAGTCCTGTTAAGGTGGAACGAATCCACGAAATTGGCAGCAGTAGCAACAGAATGGAATACAATGTTTCCATCGGGATCTTTCAGTATACACTCATCCCCTATTGTTGCTCCCACCGCCACCCACCTGACAGTATCTACGAGTATCTCCTCAGTAGATTCTGTGATAGCCAATGTCCAAATCTTGTTAGCTCGCGTTGCCATACAACCCTCCCTTTCTATTTCAGAAGTCCCACCATGAGAAGAATAACAGCTGTCGCCGATCCCACTCCAATCCCGAAATCCCTCCAGAAGTATGAAGGACACTGTGGGATGATATCATTGAATTGCAACGCGGGTAAGGTCACCTGATATTGTAACGTTGCAATATCTACCTGTACCACAGTGGGAGTAGGAATAACCGTAACAGATCTACCAGAGACTACTGCCACGTAGTCGAAAGAATCGAAACGGGGAACTGAGTGTTCCACTGTATCGTATTTGATCACAAAATCAATGAGCTCATCCATCGTAATAGATTTGAGCCATTTCTCCGCTTCCTCCCTTGTCAGAGGGACATAAGGAATGTCAATCGGGGTTTCGTTTTGTGAGAGTATCGAAGGCACTGTTAGCAATAGGAGTAGTATTACGCCTGTCAGTTTTCTCATGTGCAACCTCCACAATGAGGATATGTTTGTCAGAATCATATCCAACACAAGTGATACTATCAGACACCTGCCCTGTCGGTAACGTAACCTTCCGAATCTCACCACTCTCTGGAACCACAACGGAAATGGAGGTAGGATCTTCTTTTGATTTGATCCATTGTACTGTCGACGATCCCACCGGGACAGAATCGAATAGCACCCGTATCTTCCTCCAGACGGAGACACCTGTTATGAGTCCTAGTGCCCCTAGAATCCCATATACGAGTGCTTTCCAATGCTTCTGTACCCACGCACCAATCGAATGGAGGTGTACTTTGACCGTATCCCAGCTCATACATGCCCTGCTTTCTGTGCGATCTCACTGGCTGTCGAGTATGCTAGGAACACCCCGCATATCTCAGCGATCCCAGTGAGACTGGCATCCTTTCGGAGTATTATCAACAGAATAGCAAGTTCCATCGCTACAAGTACGGCAGCCAGCTTAAGAACTCTCCCAACGTCGATCGTTCCTAATGGGTTATGGAATACACCTAGAGACTGAGGCTTGTCGTTGGGAGAGCTTGGAACACATGGTAGCCCTTGTATAGCTTGTCCAATCTGCCCACCGACAACAGGCACGAGGAAGATAGAAACAAGGAGGGAGAGCTGCCCGAGTTCCATTCCGAAGCACACCCCGACATTGGCGATGGCAACGGCTGCGATGAACATCACTACCATCATCAAAATCCCACTCGACTTGTCCCCGAAAGCATCTTTCAAAAGATTCATATACTCACCTCCCTGGTTTGTAATATACGACAGTCTGTTTCACAGTACTGAACTCATCCTGCGTGAGTGCTTGTAGAAACCCGTCGCCCTTCCATTCCGGCTTCCTATTGGGCCATGAATCCTTTATGCGAAGATCCCCTGTCAAGTCGTCTACAATTCCAGCCGAAACATAATGACCGGGTAACAGGATCCCAACCGAGTTTCCAGCAGTAATGGAATTGTATATCTCCCGATACGTACGACACTCACCCCACTCAGCGTGTATCCCGAACATGATGCGTGCGATGACTGGATGTAACTGCATATACCGGTTTTCCATCACAGTTTCACCTTCGATCCACTTGATTGCCTTCACCACCTCAGCAGCGTTATTCGGATCAGAGAAACAAAGCATCGCGATGTCATCAAGCTGAGGTCCACGTGGCCATCCGGGGAAAATGGAAGGTAACTGAATCCCCGGCAGGCTTGGGCCAAGAAGGTTTGCACATGCATTTACAACACTATTCGCACCGCAGGATTCAAGGTATGAACGGAGTTTTATCTGATCGATGATTGACTGCGATACCCCTACCTCCATCAGTTTGTCAATCGTTTCTTGTTTGATGGCTTTGATGATATGCTCGACGGCATTGTTGGTCTGAATGTAATAATAATCCCGGATGCTCCCATATTTGGAACCTACTAGCATCCTCCACCTCCTGTGAAAGCAATGTAAATGCTCACCACTGTTCCTATAGCCATGACACTGGTGAGCATTATCATAATCCACTCACGTCGGGTAAGTTTATGATGTTCCTCATGGCTCACTGCGGATTTCCTGATACCAGTACATTCCGCCTTCGTTTGCAAGGTGGGGATAGTTTTCTCTATCCCCTCAACCTTACCAACCAGCGTCTGGAGGTTTCCTTGCATTCCCGGGAATCCATTGACTCCGAGAATGACAGTCCTCAATTCAACCACGTTTTCGCTGATGTCCCTAAGAAGTGTGTCTCTCTCGGAGTCGTTCATTTAGTTCCTCCTCTCAGTCTCAGCAGCAGTAGGAACCCGGTAAAGGATCTCACCGATATGCCCACACGCCACCTGAGTGTCAATGTAGACCTGTCCTCTCATTGACTTCCACTTGTGACACATGGCGATATCCTCTGATATGATCTCGCCCTTCTCGTAGACGACTTCGAAGAGAGCCCGGCTATTGTGAGGGCCATCTTTGTAGGGTTTGGAGGCATTCCAGAGTTTGTGAAGGGCTTTCTTAGTGATACGAAGGAATCCACATCCTGTCGAATTCACCTCCAACAAGCCCCTCGTATCGGGCTCCTCACCCGGCTTGGGACGGAACGTAAACACGACGGGTTCCCTTTTCTGTCTGATCAGGCCTCCTACCATATCCACGTCGTGGGACAGTAGCCTCCAGAAGCCCTGAGGGTTCCATGCCATGTCCGAGTCGATGAAGACAAGGTCATCCACCTCAGCTTCTATTGCCATCGCACACAAGGAATTGCGTGCCCGCTGTAAGAGCGCATCTCCTGGGATCCAGACCGGGGTTACCATACACCCCTGAGGCGCCGATCGCATCGTATTGAGGAGCGAGTCCACATACAGCACGTGGACTGTCCCACTGTACGCAGGAGTTGCTATCATGATCCTCCTGATCTGCGGTTCCTTGTTCACCTCTTTGCGTTCTTTCATTTCATTTCCTCCTAGTTATGGTTCAAATTACACCAGACACCTGTCTGGAAAGTGCTTCTACTTTGTCATCGAGTTGCTTCACTGCGTTTACAAGAACTGGAATCATTTTCGTATCTGCTATCAACCACTGATCCGGATCAGCCTTCGATACAAGCCCGATTGGGAAGTCAAGTGTTGATTCGGCTTTATCAAGTGACTGCGCTGTGAATCCTAACACCCAGTCATCGGACTTGTATGATCCATCACGGTTGTTCCAACGATATTTCATGACAGGAACCTTTCTAAGAAATTCAAGTCCAACAGCAGTGCACACTTCGATATCAGTCTTGTCCCTCTCGTCAGATACCCAGCTCCACGCACCTGCGGACGATTGGAATCTAGCATACTGGGTACCGGAATAGATGGAAACCTCATTGTTCACATCAACAGCGCTAGCCTGTGAGTTCGCTCCCAGAACTAAGTTGTATGTTCCAGTAGAAATATTCGAGCCAGCACTCTCTCCCACACCTACGTTACCAGTTCCTGTAGTATTGCCTGAAAGTGCTGTGTGCCCTACTGCTACATTGTAAATACCTACGGTATTAGCCCCGAGGGCACTTGAACCAATAGCTACATTGTAGTACCCTGTAGTGTTTGCATCCAGGGCTCCGCACCCAACAGCTGTATTCTTGTACCCAGTAGTATTCTCTATAAGTGCATAATCTCCTATCGCTACGTTATCAGTTCCCACACTATTGTTCTTAAGGGCTTCCGCTCCAACCGCAATATTTCTTCTTCCCGTAGTATTACTCGCAAGTGTGTAGAAGCCAATGGCGACGTTTCTATCACCGATAGTATTCAAGAGAAGAGTTGAGTGGCCCATAGCTATGTTTTGGACACCCGTAGTATTCGCTTTCAACGCATTGTACCCTACCGCGACGTTGTAGGACCCGGTAGTATTAGCTTTCAACGTCTCAGTTCCCACACCCACGTTCTGTTGACCCACTGTGTTTGTATATAGTGCCAAATATCCGATACCAACATTGTCAGACCCCGTAGTGTTAAACTGTAAAGCTCTGACACCTAAGCCAATATTCGAGGTTCCAATTGTGTTTGAGTACAATGTCTCAACTCCGATAGCTATATTTGCGGCACCTGTGGTATTACTATACAAGGTATTGTGACCAATACCCACATTCTGGATCCCAAAGGTATTTGCATATAGTGATTGATAGCCAATACCAATATTAGTAGTGCCCGTGGTAGTTGTATACAAAGCCCGATACCCAATAGCTACATTGTATGATGCAGTATTGGTAACTAGCGCCTCATAGCCAAGGGCAAGGTTACTGCCACCTGTACTATTCGTTGCAAGGGCTCTGTAGCCAATGGCAATATTTCCTACTCCCGTAGTATTAGCTTTTAGAGCTTGATACCCAATTGCTACGGTGCTGGATATAGTATTACTCCACAATGCCTCATACCCAATTGCTATGTTATATTCCCCAACCGTATTGAACTGTAGAGCATATGATCCAACAGCGATATTCATATTTCCATTGATGTTGCTAAGTAGACTTGAGGTACCTATCGCTACATTGTACATCCCCATGTCATTAGCCAACATTGCTTGCGAACCTACAGCCACATTGCCTGCCCCTCCGGCATTTACATAAAGGGCACGATAACCGACTCCAACATTTTCAGTACCCACCGTGGTGAGTCTCAGTACTTCAGTACCTACAGCTACATTGTAGCGCCCTCCAACATTTGCTTGAAGAGCCTCGTAGCCAACACTAACATTATCTGTACCCGTTGTATTTGACTTTAGGGACGCATGCCCAACAGCAGTATTTCGGACACCTGTGGTATTCGCGCACAGTGATTGGTATCCGACTGCCACATTGTACTGTCCTGTAGTATTCTCCCTCAGGGCTTCACATCCAATAGCTAGGTTGTAATTTGCTATAGTGCTTGTTGTGAGAGCACGCCAGCCTATTGCAAGATTATATCCTCCTGTGGTACAAGAAGCAAGAGCTTCGGAGCCAATCCCCATATTGAAACTTCCCGTGGTACTCGCTCTAAGAACAAGTGGCCCAATCGCGAAATTGTATGATCCTATTGTGTTTGCGGTTAGGGCCTGAGCTCCAATTGCAACATTGAAAGTACCCGTAGTACACGCATCGAGAGAAAGCGTACCAATTGCAAGATTATAGTTACCTGTGGTAAGCATAGCAAGAGCGTTGTAACCAATTGCGAGATTATTGTCTACCGTAGTTTTATTAAGAGCATTATATCCAATTGCGAGATTACTCTGCGCTGTGGTACTTGTAGCAAGAGCATTATTTCCAATAGCAATATTAGTGCCGCCTGTAGTACAGGATGCTAGAGTCCTATATCCAATAGCGATATTGTTACTACCTACAGTATTCAAGTAAAGAGCTTGGTATCCAATAGCGATATTATTTATACTACTAACATTTGAATACAACGCCTTATACCCTACTGCTACATTGTAGGACCCCGTGGTATTTAAGTACATTGCCTGATGACCTACTGCAACGTTACCTACTCCTGTCGTATTTGACAGTAAGGTCTGCGTACCAAGCGCAGTATTCTGAATACCTATTGTATTGACAAGCATTGACTGATACCCAATTACGACATTGTCAGTACCCGTCGTATTTGCAGTTAGGCTGCGATGGCCAACAGCCACGTTCCGAATACCTACAGTGTTCAATGTCATCGCCTGATACCCGACAGCTATGTTACTCGATCCTGTGGTATTTTCCTTCAGAGCCTCACAACCGATACCAACATTGCTTACACCCGTTGTGTTTGAAAGGAGTGCTTGGAATCCAACAGCAACATTACACTCGCCAACGGTATTCAAATTCAGTGCCAAATATCCTACAGCTACGTTACTTGCCCCTGTGGAGTTCGTCTCCAATGCTTCATATCCTACGGCAGTATTGGAAGCAATGGATCCTCCACCTTTCCCAACGCGTACTCCCTGTAGAAACCCCTCTCCTCCTAACAGTACAAGAGCTCCTGCTGAAAATTCGCCACTAGCATCACGAGTAACAACTGCACCAGCGGTGTTAGCAGAATCTGCTCCATGCACTCCATCCCCGCCTCCCTCTGCGATATGAGCAAGTAGGGACTCTCTCATAGTAGAAACATTACCAATCTGGAACGCTGATGTCTTTTCAGTAGTCCAAAGTGTGGTTTCGTCACCATCAGAAACTGCCGTACAATTTCTGATGTTAGTATCCACGATTGAAGTTACGCCTGCCCCAACAAGGACTTCTGCGATCTTCACATACCCTGCATCCACCGTGGGAGCAACAGGAGAACCTGTTGCTGTACCTTTTTTGACAACGAACTCCGCTACGTACGCTCCCTTTGTATCGACATCCACATATGTGATGAGTCCAGTATAAGGGTCCCGGAATGCTCGTTGTTCCTCATCATACCCAGTGAGCACGCGCCGTAGTTGGATGATATCAATTCTGTCGTAAGAGGGATCAGCTGCCTCAATGGCAATGGGTCCTTGTATAGCAGGATTGTCGATAATAATACCCAGCATGTTATCGAGGATCATCCCTTCTGTAATATCGACATTCATGGAAGGAACCGAACACTCCTGTACTGTCAATCCTCGAAGGATCGCGTTCTTTGAGGCAGCGGACAACACCAGATTTAGGAGTACAGTATCAAGGTTCCCTACCTCGCTGGTTTCTGAGAACTCGAGATCGTTCCTCTTGATTATCTCGTTATCATAAAACTGAGATACGTTGATCCCACTCATTATCCCCTCCTCTTACACGACAGATCTTTCGACAACTCGGACACGTGACTGTACACCCGCGGGCTTAACCATCTGTAGAAGCTCATCAAAGTATGTAATGCTGCCTCCAGAAAACCCTGACAAAAAATCATGTCCAAGATAACTGGCAATATCGTAGTCAAGTCCTACTATAGGATCCACTGTTCCCTCTGCAATACTAATGTATTCTTCCCCTGTAGAGATACCACCTACAATAACAACCTCCACAGAAGGGTTCGGGAGGATGGATCCAAACTCTACAAGATCAATGTACACCGAATAACTGCCCGGGGCACCTGGGACGTTATGAAAGAACAATGTAACATCCTGCCCAGCCATCCCCAAGGGAATGTCTACAAACGCCTGCTGAGGTTCATATCGAGTACTTTCATTCTTTGCAATCAACCAGTAGGACGTAGCAGATTGCCATTCCTGCGTAGTGAAATTGTAATAATATGAATCGGAGGAACGCTGTAGAGCAACCTGGAGAGGAATTGTACCGCCAAAGGTACCGTCATCCTTTGTATAGAATGAAAGTACGTGCATCCCCTCGACGATGGAAGATACCGTCTGCGATAATGACAAAAGTGATCCAGATACCATTGCCATCTCAGCACATTTACCACCATCAAACATTTCGGAAGTATTCCATATTATCGTCGCGCTCCCCGGCTCATACTTCGTCCAGTTAAGTGCTGGGTTCAACTCGAATGATGGATCGGTTATGAGGTTTGTCTCAATGTAGTTCTCGATGACATACATACCCTCTTCCGAGACGAAGTATGAGAACACATCTCGTATCATCCACTTCGTAATCCAACTGGGATTATATCTTCGATGTATGAGTGACTTGAACCTGATTCGTAAATAAGCATCATCCTCCCCTGGGATGCGACGAATTCCCGTGAAGTAGTATACTACTCGGTCGAGGTACTCACCATAGAACTCATCAATAATTCCTGACCTTGTAATATAATCAATGAACCCTTTAACATATTCAAGCTCATTGGCTACAGCTCCACAATTGAAGTCTGCAGATTCATCAATAGGATCTACAGGTGTAAAAACTTCATTCCCAAAGATCGCAGTATATTCAATGGTTGTCTTATCAAGGTCAGTAGGCATGTATTTGTTCAAGTCAGTTATCTGTGACACAACCCTCTCCTATCACGAATACGTAACTGTTATCGTACCAACACGAGCAATCTGTGAAGATCCCACTGACACATTAGAAGCAGGAGCTACAAGTGTAAGATCATACACTCCTGCAACCCCCATTATGATTTGTACTAATTCATTGAAGACTACATCCTCACCCATTGTCAGGCCATTGATATACTCAGTTACAACAGTCTGGACATTTGTAGTAATAGTAGCTTGGCTGATCTCACCTGTATCTATAATGTCCACTTCCACATCAACAGTCACTTTCGTGGGACCTATGACACGAAGATTGATTCCCGCAGCCTTGTACCCAGGATCAGACACTGTTCCCGATCCTACTAATACAGCCTCGACATCCTCAAGCATCTCAGGAGTAGCATCCCCAGAACTGTCACTCACATAGACCGAAACATTATACAAACCCGAAAGTGGGGGAAAGTGTTCTACGATACTAACAGCATGGACACCTGTAACCGTCTTTGCACCTCGTATCAACCCGTAGATATTACCGGTGCCAAGTCCCAGTATGTACTCACGGAATCGCTGTTGGAAGGAATTGTCTGACTCATCATCCGTCCCTCCCGTAATGGGAAGTGCATTGTCAACAGTGTCAGCACCCACAACAGGAGTTGTCAACACAAGAACGGAGTGAGCTGGGACGTTGTAGTCAGCCCCAACCTCGGAAGCCTGGATGCTTACATCTCCTGATTCTGTTGCTCCTCCCGCGATTGTACCGAGCGTGGTGGTGGTGTAGATCAGTCCCGACGAGGTCGAAACCAGTGTACCAATTGGAATGGTAACACTGTCCACTGTAGCTACGTTGCGGGAAAACTTGACTACGCCTGAAGCTGTTACCCCTACGAGTTTAGTGAACCCGAAGGCATAGAAAGGAAGTAAGGGCAGGTACTTTGTGAATCCAATCTTCCCTCGTAGAAATATCTGCTCAATCTGTTGTGCGATAGCTTCAATGAACGATGTAATACCAGACCCCTCATTGAAGTCTGTGATATGATCCTGGTTTGCTATAATCCATGCTTCCATATCTGAGAGTATTGCTCGATAGGTCTTCGGATTGTAAGTACTCATCAAATCACCCCCTCATACAAGATCTGATCTTCGATGGTACTGACATTGAATGTCACCTGGAGATTATCTCCATCTCCAAGAAGTTTGATATTCGTAATACTCTTCACCCTTGGATCCTGTTTCAATGTATCCTCCAGATTCGTAACGATATAGCCCACAGGAGCCAGATTTGATCTAGCAGAGCCAAACGCTGCAGTGAGTCCATACACCGACAGACGGAGTCTCTTCCCAAGGCGTTCATTCAGTCTCATATTGATTGCCTGTATTATATTATCTTTTCCGCTAATATACAAGAAGTCTCCTGCCTCACTAATTGCCAATTCTACGGAGTGCTGTGCAGGATCGAATCTGATGTCTGTACCGTAATTCGAAGCCCTGTCCCATGAGTAGATTCGATTAGTTTCAATCTGCGTTGACCTCGTTATCTGTGGAATTCTCAATGTCATACCAAGCTCGATATCTTCATTGGTAATACCATTGAACAAACCAATCAGGGCTGCAAGACTAGGATCTCCATAGTACTCCGCCGCCAAACCTTCCAACGTCGTTGCTCCTGTTGCAATCCTGGTGGTTGATCCGAATATTGTGACAGGTTCGGAATTGACCTCAACAGTTATATTCGTATCAGCTTGTTGTGATTTCCCATACGTCGCGATTCTGGCAGTGACGCGTTTTGTTTCTTCACATACCTGCACGACGTAATCGTAATCCTCTCCAAGGACTTCCTGGATGGAGGCAGTGTATTCCATCGTGTCTTCTATCTCATTCATGAGATCATTCACCTCTTCGACAGTTGCCACTGCCAAGGACCCCGGGAACTTGGCGATCTCGAACAGTTTATTGTAAAACCCAAATCCAGATGTCAAAAGATTCCCCGAAGCGTGAATGTACTCTACAGTAAGATTTTCAAGATCATCAATCGTTGCAAAAACATTATCGATAGAATTTATCAAATTGGCCGACCAAGAGTATGCGTTCTTTACAGCATTGACACAGCGTCGCAGAGTTGAAATTGCATCCTGTAGCCAGTCTTTCGAAGTAGGAACCTTTATCAGGTCCTTGCCCTCATTCAACTCACTCTGTAACGATTGAATTGAGGATTCTCCTGTTGGTTCTGGGGGCTGATCCATAACTGATGGAGCTTTCGGCCTTACAAGGGGAAGTGGTGCAATCCCTGTGAGCTCAATGGAATAACTGTACCACAACGGCCGATCCTTAGAACGGGAGATCTTGAAATCATCAAGAGAAACAATCCATCCATCGGTAGCAGTACTCTGTATCGATTCCATCCCTCTGGCATTGGGAAGAGTGGAAAGATCGTACAATCTCATCTCGTAGTTTTCAAATCCCTTGCCAGCCAGAAGATTCTTGTACCTTCCAATTCGGTCCCGTAGTACGTAGATGGCCGCCTTACCACTGTATTCTTCTAGCGCTCCCCCCTTGCCAGGGATGTACGTAGCACGGAGATCATTGTTCCCAGTTGTACCAGAGATTGATATCTTCGCGGTATCCAATCCATAGTCATCTTGGAACACGCCGCCGAATGTCTTCGTACGTGTAATCCTCTGTGACTGCACAACCTCAAATTGATCTGGGGGGATAGTAAGTGTGAATGCTGAGACAATCTCTCCTGGATTCCTTAAGTTTATGACCTCGAGGAGAATTGATTTCTGGTAAAGCTCGGGGTACGAATTCATATGCCTACCTTGCCCTCACCTTTACTTGCCCACCTGAGGTGATCTTGAACTTGAACGACACCGGAAAAGGAACCGGAGGAGAGCCGGGGATTTGTGGCGTAGCATTCACGATCCCTGTTTCATCATCCACCCGGAGAACAACACTCCCAGATATCTTCGTCTTCGTAGCAACAGCAGCAAAAGACGTAGTATAAGGACCAGGATCAGGTATCGTAGCACCAGCTCCAGGATCAGTAATCCCGGATACCTGTATCTGATGTCCGTCAAGTAACACACCGCTACCCTCAGCCAAAACCTTCGTTGAGGGTAGACTAACATCTGCTACAGTGCCCTGAGGAGATACACCCACTATAGTAACAATCCCTCGGCCGTACCCGGAAACTGCCACGTCCTTCACTGTAGTACCTCCAAGTTTCCATTCACTATTAGGCTTGTAGCTGTACTTTCAATAGTATTGCCGTTCTTATCAGTGATGTCAAGCCCTGTATTATTGAGGGTGATTTCATTCCCATTGCTATCAACAATTGAGATCCCACTATCATTGATTGTAATCACATTCTTGTCCGTGGAAGTAGTACTATACTGATGCTGAAGTACAATCGAGTTCCCCTCAACATCCATCGTTATGGATACACGGTTCCCCGAATCCACCTCAGGAGATTGATAGGTGATCTTTCCTGTATCCTTATCGAAAGAGTATATCCACCCGTAATCATCAACATCCATGATAATATTCTGTTCATCCTGCTTCAAAATTGTCTTCGTATGTGCACCCTGTAATACATCGAACTTGGAAATAGGGAGTACTGTTGCGTTATCTATCACGCCATCAGGAAATGCTACTAATACATTCGTACCTTTCCTCGGGAGGTCTTTCCTTCCTGTTCCCTCATCTTCTGCATTAGTTGTCCCCTTTCGTACCCAACGGGAACTAGCTACAGGAACATTCCGTACTTTCATCCCGTTCGTCAGTTCGAGGTCAACTGTCTGCATCCCAGTTTGCTGCGTCACTTTCGCCCACATCAAAGGAAGTACTTGAGTACCGAATGACGTAACTCGCATCCGTTCCTTGTTTTGCCTTTCAGAATTCTGTGGGATTGGTTTAGGAGGTGTGTAGAACACGAATTTCATCATCTTACCCATGAGATACTTCCTCTTGTTCCAGTATACCAATCTTGGGACCTACCTGCGGTATAGGCTCCCTCTGCGCTCCACCCGACGTGTACATATACCCACGGGAGATTTGAAGCGTCCGTAGCATAGGGCCACCATATTGCCAAGAGGATTCGGTCCCCTCTATGTAGAATTCCCCATCGAGGAATCCGAGACGTTCCCCAATACGTGGATACGATGAATAGTCTGAGTTCTGGACATTCATACACGTAATCGTCCCTGTTAGGAAATCAGCGTTGTTGGAGTACCAATCCTTCAGCTTCTGCGACAGGTCGTGCATCAATTGTTCGGCACCACTGAACTCCTGCTGATTATCCTCAGATCGATTGAAGAACCGACACTCAGCATACATCGGCCTGTATCCGTAGTAAGGCCACTTGCTTTCATCCTTGACAGATGACCGTGAGTATGAATCCAGTGTCGTCGCCTTCTCTCTTGAAATGGCCGATCCAGGAAGTGTACAGATAAACCAAGTCTTTACATCTTCGTCTGAATCCCCAATATCATAATCCTGAAACAGCAACGCAGGTAGGTCGTCGGGGATTCTCGTTATCGGTAGACTCGCCCAATCCGTTGCATCGAAGGGTGTTTGCCGAAACCATAGTTCGTACTTCTTGGATGTAGGGTTCCACATACCGAATAGCTCATGAAAAGGAGGATTTAGAAGCTGTTGTATTGTTTCCCAAAGGTTATTCTCACCCGTCTGGAAAGCAGATACGACGATTGGGTACTGGGCTACTACTGATGAAGACATCTTTGTAGAGAAGTCAAAGAAGGTATCAATAATGTGACGTACTCCCAGATTCTGGTTCCCCCCAGTAGCCTCCATCGCTTGAAAGTAGGCTGTCTTGATACTCTGTATGATACCCGCAAATGATTGATTCTTGTCGATATTGGCGGCGATCGTTTCCATGTACTGTATCTGCGCTGTTTCACCCGTTGCGGTAGAGGAAAGAATGTGAATATCGAGAAGTATTGTAAAGTACACAAGGAGTGCACCGATTGAGTTCCCTGTAATAATAATATTCCTCTCAGGCCCTTTGTCGCCCATTCGTGCCGCATAACGTCGGTTCGTCACGTACCCTACGAACCTTACAAGCCCGTGTTCCTCGATTCTAACAAGATCGCGTTTCCGAATCTTATCATACCACGTCCTTCCCTGGCTATCACGTTCGGGGGTAAGACTGAGACTGAAAGCCCCCTCAGGAGATGACAGTGCCTCACTGAATCTGTAAGAGACACATGCAGTGCTAGCACCTTCCGAGGTATTGACACCAAATGTCACAACATTGTCCTCCCGGTACGACTGTGCGTGCTCGTAGTCAGGACGGACAATCTCGATCTTGAATCCTGGTGTTCTGGTATAAGAACTGAGGCCCATACTACTCCTTCCCTTGTACCATCACCGTTGCAGGTGCGTTCAATGCTGCTGTGTTTTCCCTCAACGCCTGTATCAGTGCGTCGACATCGGCTGTACTCAACTGCTGTTTTGAATACATTGTTCCAAGTGTACCTGTCGAAATGAGGGCTTCCAGCTGCCCTGTCGTAAGCCCTGTAAGTACATCCTCCAGTCTCTTTGCTTTCTCCATGCGCTGATTGTATGCTTGTTCGGACTCACCACCAATCCCAAAGAATCCTGTAGCCCTCGGAGCTTGCAATTTCTGAAGACCCGCCAGAATACTCTCTAAACCATATCTACCACCAGCTTGCAATGAGTAAGAACTCTCTCCAGGCTGCAATTCTGTGTACTTGGAAAGTGCTTCAATGGTTCCAACCCGCCCTGTAGAGTACATTGCCGAAGTCATCTGTATTGATTCTTTTACAACCTCGTCAAGAATGGGCTTGAACTGATTGTAGAAATCGAGCATCTCTTCAGGTTGGAGTGTCCAGTCTTTGTTACCAATCCCGGATACAGCTCCTCGGACCTGTGAGGACTTCCCCGCGAGAAGGGCCATCTGGGATTCGTTCAGTCCACCTATGCCCCCAACCAGCCCCATCATCGCCTGTTGTTGAAGCAGATACTGGGCCTCGCTCATTCCTGAACGAGTAATATACTGAGGGTCCATCATTCGAGACATTGCACCAGTGGCCCCAGTAACTCCGACGCTTCCAAGGAGATCGAGTAACGTACTTCCCCCAGAGGTTGCAGAAGCTCCCTGTACCCACTCAAGGAACTTATCGTAGTAATCCTGGGCAAACTCACTTGCAGCCAGTTCCACCTTCTTATCTTCAGCTTTCTGCACCTGTGCCGTATATGACGTACCGGCAACAGCTGAGAGCCACTTGACAACGTCATTTGCTGAATTGACCAAGTCCACCTTAGCACCAAGGAGGGACTCACCTGCTTCTATAATGGCGAGTTTCAGTTCGTTCTCGGCACGAACAAGTTGCATTTCATCTGATTCAGCAGAAGGCGGAGGAAGTTGTGCTATCAGTTTATCAAGGTCAGCACCCGTTCCGGGAAGCCCTGCCTCATACAACTGACTAGCCATTGAGTAGTTGATACCAAACGTCTGGCGGAGAAGCTCCACCATGTCCGTCTTTGATCCTCCAGTCATCTGCTTGATTTGCTCGTACACGTTCTGGAACAGCCCTACAGTCACACCTTTCTCAAGTTCCATCATTACATCGATGTAACTGCCTGCCCCTTGTGCTTGTTGTTTGGCAGCTCGGTACAGGAGAACGTCTGTTTCAGACTGAAGACCAGTAGCCCCTGAGACCGCTTGATTCAATGTCCCTATTTTCTGAGCACCAACTTGCCCCTGCCACATTGGGCCCAAGCGCCCGAAGAAGTTCAAAGTACCTGAAATGTCCTCAAATCCACGGGAAACACCCTTACCAATAGCCTCTTCAAATATGGAGGTCATTGCATTCAGATATTCCTCGTACCGGCCCGATCCCATTCCCTGAAATGCTGTTCCTCCAGCAGCCAAGCCCAGGACATTTCCCTGTCCGTACCGCTGTGCGAGTATCTGCGCTCCTACTAAGTTACCAGGGGAAACGCCGTACCCACGAGCATATGCTAACAGCTGTGTTTCTGAAGCGACAGCTGCACCTCTCCCGAGGCCACCCTTAGCAAGCTGGTTGAGAATGTCTACTCCAACCTCGAGGGAGTACCCAAACTGTGAGGCGGATTCTCCGGCCTGCCTGAGGCTTTCCCGAAAGGCAAGGGAGTTCTCCGTAGTCGTATTCTTCAAATCCCCGAATGCTGCGGTAGTATCCATGAGCTGGGAGATGAACGGTTCGTAGGTTCGTACAAGTTGATCTGTAATCACAGCACCAACCGCCACCATTGAACCAACAGCGGCGATTGTAGCTCCTACGGGCCCTGCTTTTGACACAGCTCCTGTAATCGTTTCCAGTATCGACGCAGCAGGCTGTACTGCTTGGCCTGTGTGCCCTATCTGTGCTATGGTACTGCCTGCTCGTGATGTAGTCATCAACGCCCGATCGACACCGATACGATTTAGTGCATTTTCCTCCGGGGTACCAGACTTTGGGACAAGCCGTTGTTCCATCTGCTGGTTCCGAAGCTCCATGTAACGAAGTTTCATTTCGCGTTCACGGCCAAACTTCATTTCATAGAGCTTATCAATCTTGTCAGCAAAGGAAGTGAGTTGGGCTTCCGCTCGAGTTGTGTCAAACGCGGATTGTAAGGCTTCTCCCGCATCTTTCCCAGCCTCACCTACTCTCCTGAGCTGTTCGGCGACGCGAGGACCAGCGGTAGATGCGTTTTCACTTACATCTATTTGAATCCCTACTACTTCCCCTGGCATTCTGTTACTGTCCTTTTATTGAAAGTGGAATATCTTCCTTGATCCGCGCGATCTGTTCGGCGGTCCATCCATGCCCTTTCAGCAAATCAACTGGGAGTTCCTTCTGAGCAACTTCAGCCGCGCTCTCCTGTCTGTAAAACTCCTTTAGCTGCTCCTCTGTAGGACGGATGACATGATACAGAAACAAGATGTTTATCTCTTCATCAAGGAGTTCCTGATACCTTTGATCCGAAGGTAACACCCGAAAATGGTCCATCACCCACATCCGCTTTTTCAGATCCGCCGGTGCCGACTTGATCGTGTTCTCCAGGTTTCTCTCCAGTTCCAGAAATCTCCTGTTGTACTCGATTGTAAAACCGAAGATACCTCCTGTAGAGAGTCATGACGAGATTATCATCAGGACAATCCTCTGAGGAGTCCAGGTCATCCCACCACTGGGGAGCACGTACTACGACCACGTCCAACGTGGCATAGATTTCATGGAATCTGATATTCTTGTCAGGAAGCTTGCTGAGGTCTACACCCACGAACCTCTGTGACAGTAACATCTGGATCTGCCTGAGAACCCTCGGGCGGGGAAACTTGATGACGAAGACACCGTGCTGAGTTTCGATCGACTCGAGTATGTCCTCTCCATTCAGAAGCTTTCTCATGGTGTCAGTCATCTCCATGGTAGGAGTGCTGCTCTTGGAATTCTTCTCCTGATCCTGTAAGGCTTTTGCTGCTTTGTTCATCCTTGTCCTCCTTTGGAATGAAACCCGGCTCCCATTTCTAGGAGCCGGTTGAACTTACTTCGTCCGTTTCACAGCGTTCATACGAATGTTCGCAGTCACGTAGCTGTTGGGCGCGACCTGCTCGCCGTTGGAAGCGATGATGACATCCGCGAATTCGTGAAGGGTTTCCTGGGTAGCAGTATTGACGAACTGAAGTCCACCGAACTGCTTTCCCTTCCCGTCTATCTGGACCTGGTCCCGAGTAGGAAGAAGATCCGTTATCGTGATTTCTCCACCATCGGGGAGAATGCTGAGCGATGCAGGGTTCTCAGGAACGAAGGTATTGATCGTGATACTACACGAATACCCCTGAGAATCGTACGAGATAGGACCAAGATGATTGAGAACATTGGCTGGCTGTATCGCCCAATCCTCATCATAGGAACATCCCGAAGCGAGCCCAATGGCCTTCCACTGTGAGTCCTCATCGAGTACCCTCACCTGAACCCATGCACCACCGGAGATCAATTTCTGCGCCATATCTCACCTCCCTTATGCCGCTACCGACGCATACACCGCCATATGCGACGTGATGAAAATGAAGTTGGTAGGCGGCGTCAGATGACAATTGAATTCAATGATGATCTGGTCACCATTGACCCTTCTGAGATATCCCCAATAGAGAGGATCCCCATTGAAAAGCCCTAATGCAGCGTACTGGGCCAACTTGAGGTTGACCGTGGCGTCGATATCCGTCAGGAGGCTGTTCGTCATCGCCCTTCCAACAAACGTCTGTTCCACGTTGTTCCTGAGATCCCTCACGACGTACAGTGCCTCACGGACCATCGAGAACTCGCACTTCTGAAGTTCTGATCCCTGGTAGGTAGTCACCTGCCGTACGTTGACGAAGAGCCCTAACGGGTTCTTGTACCCGGCACATACTCCTCCTTGAATCAACTGCTCCAACTCGGAATTCGTAAGAGTCTTGAAGTTCAGGACTGACATCACCTTGTTGGTAAGGGGTTCGTTGAGAGGAAGGCACGTGGTCAACCCGATGAGCTTGGCAGCGTAGTAAGCGGGTCCCCACCAAACAACCGCAGTATTCTGTGCGTTCCAATCCTGGAACTCAGGGTATACAAGCATCACAGCCATCGAGTTCAGAGCCTCCGCACGGGCGATAACCTGTGCTACGGTTTCACCGGAAGCTCCACCCAGGATGGCTTGTCTTTCCGATCTTCCCGTCACTGAGTTCATGCTATCGACATGGGCACTGATTAGGGCGTGAACCCCTGCATCGCTTGACGATGCTCCAATGAACTGAATATCCTGAGTTTCGAGATACTCGAGGCTGTCAGTCCATTCTGACGTAGTGTATGTTCCGTCGGTACCTCCGGTGAAGTACGCCCACGTGGCAATATTGTCAGGAAGTACACGTCCACTCGCGGTGACATTGTACTCCGCGGAGTAGATCCACGGGCAATCCTCCATGGCCTCAATCAGCGCTGACACGTTGGAATATGCCGCATAGGGACTGGCATCGTTGATGTTAACAGCCGTAACCCAATCCAACTCCGTCGAAAGATCCGTTGAGGGAGTAAGACTCAGAACCGAACAAGAATATCCCGCTTGGTCGTTGATGTAGTTCACCAAGTCCTGCACTGTCGGGAAATTCGCGAGCGTGATGTCAAGCTCTTGCGTGTGGGTAGCCGTGGTCGTGGTGAGTGACGTCGAGGTAATCGTCATCGTACAGGAAACTTCCGCCCCTGTGTAGTCGATAGAGAACGATGACTTCCCGATGTTATCCACGACATATGCAGTCTCGGACATGAACTGGATGGTGAGCTTCTTCCCGCTACTGGTTCCATTCTCCAGTTTCACCTTTACCTGGTTTCCATGGAGCCCCCAGTCCCAGGCTTTAGCGATGATGACCGCGTCAGCCGTCTTGAGGAAGTTCTTCGAAGCCTGTGCCCCAGGATTGACCCGAAGGGCTGAGATCCTCTGTGGTACGTACCCACCCCCCGGACTGAATGCATGTTTGATAGCATCCAGCAACGGCCCACTCCTAAGTACGGCCTCAGCTTCGGACGGTGAGCTGAACCAGAGTAGCTCGTTGGGCTGTCCTCCACGGCTATCCCCCATGATAACCGCGTTGTTGATACTCGAAAGACCCCCAGCGGACCTCTGGAAATCTATCCGGGAATAGGCTCCCGGGATAAAGTGCTGTGAGGCTTGTCCCCCACTCTGAAATACGGCAGCTTTCACTCCCATTTCATTCCCTCCTTCATCTCACCTTACGTGTGAGCTCTTTGTGAATAATCTGCTCCCACCTTTCACGAGGGAGGATTCTTCCATGAAATTGCTGACAGAACGCTCGAATCTGAATGTCCTTCAACTTCAGATCTACGTTCTGTGAAAGGTACTTCTGAATATCAAGCAGGTTGCCCTTTGGCGCTTTCTCTGCTTTCTTCTCACTGTGAGCATTGGGCTGTGAGTTCGCCCCCAATGCTACGTCGTTGGTTCCTGTGGTGTTATCATGTATCGACACCATTCCCACATCAATATTCACTGGTTTCTTTGCCATCAATCAACTCCTCCTACCATTCCATGGACCTGTACCTCTACCACGCGCCCAATAGTAAACTCCCTCACAATATAATACCCGACACTATAGGCGCAGGTAAACCGGAGCATCCCACCATATAATATCTCACCGAAGTCCATGTTATAGATTCCGGACTTCTCACCTGTCACCGACTCCTCCTCTATGATGACTTCATTGTCGGTGTGCTGACTGAACCTATTTGGACCGAAAAGATATGCCGATACCAAATCGAATGTCTTGTCCTTCTGAACCTTATTTGTGGTCCATATCTCCATGGCAATCTGCGTGCGACGAAGTGTTTGATACCCCTCGGCTCTCAGGAACTCCTGACCCTCGAACGCAGCTTCAAGCTCCGCAAGAGCTTGTTTTGACATAATGAACTTGTTCCTTCCACCAGCCTTGATTTCATCTATGAGGGATGGAAGCAATCTGACTGTCTCTGGGGCTACCGGTGTCTCTACCAACTTATTGAAATTAGTATCAATCACTGTGAGGCAGGGGAACCCAGTAGTATCATACTTGCCAGTATCGGGAACTGACTGCTGCATCAAATTGACGAAAGGATGGTCTGTCGAGATCTTCAGGTTCACACCCGGAAAGAGATTTGAGAACTTCTGATCAGTATCGAACCAGGTCCTGAGGTCATCGGCTATGAGAGCCTCACAATCTGGAACTTTCGTAAGTGTAAGTACTGACACTCTCTCACTCCTTACTCATGGAAGAAGATCCATCGAGATTCCCATCTTAATAGCCTCACCAATAACTTCCTTGGTATTGGCAACAACGTACTTTGTAAGGTGCATACCCTGTCGTGCTGGCACGATCCATGAGTTCTGCCACCCTTTCTGGGCCTTGGACTGCTTAGGCTGATTGGCAGAAACAACACGGAATGTCAGATACTGCCCCCTACTCTGATTCCCTGCAGATACATTGAATACGACCATCCCTTCCAGATTCGGGAACTGAGGGACCTTCATACGCGTCCCCCACTTGTACGTATGAGAAAGAACGACTTGTCCCGCTGCGTTCATCCCCGGTAGCATCTGCTTTTTTACTACTGACTTCTTTATCTCGCCAGCACGTATCTTTGAGAGAATCTGCGAGTACACGGCTTGGGGCATTGGTGCATTCAATGAGCCCGGAACACCATGTCGGAATGGAACGATTGTGTACGGCCCATTCTTCCCCATTCTTGCACGAGGCCCAAAGGGAATAATCTTCTTAAGGTCCTTTGCCTCTGATCCTTCCTCGATTTCAACAGCATAGGGGCTATCTGAGTAGACAGTCCCTGAAAGCCCATTCAATGTCCTATGAATAGACCTAGCATACTCCCCTCTAATGGACTTCAAGCGTATACTTGTCCCAGGGATGGGTGCACCCATTGCATACGCTTTCCACGTATACTCCAATATGGCTACTGAGGTCTTGACAGCCCGAGTCGTATTTGGAAGATACTTGGACGACAGCATCGAGAGTGCACTGATAACACTTCCCAAGGCTTCGTCATCCGGAACAATTGAGACTTGAATGATTCGATCAGCACTCATATCAAGCCTCCTTGTTCCTCGTATTCTGACGGATCGTCGAGTATTCCCTGATCAGCAGCGTTTGCATCCTGAATCTGAAGTACCTTTGAGGAGTGTGTAAAGCATCCAAACTTCTTCAGGAACACCCGCTTGGGCCAGATCTTGTTCTCGGAATACCTCACAGACGGAAGATCCTCAAGTACGGCGAAGGTAGGATGGTACATGAAAGAACAGGAGAACCGTTCGGGTCTCCTTCCATTCCAGATGATCTCATTATCTCGCACCAGCGAATAGTCAGTGATCTCACCGTACTTGTCCTCAACCCGCAGTATACGGGAGACGGACTGGAACGGGAACGTGTAAGACGTGCCCTCATTGTACCCTATGATCGTCTCTTTCATCTCAGCCATCTGCAGTACGATGACATCCCCTCTGCCGATATGATACGTACCAGGGAAGGACATCATAGCATCAGCCTTCTGAAGTATCATATTGTTGTCTACTTTCGTCTTCGGATTGATAGACGTTATCAGAAACTTCAACGCTTGAACATACTGACATGCAATAGTCAACTCATCTCCCGGATACACTACCGACGAGGTGAGAATCTTGTTCGCCCAGACTCCTTCGATCTTTACACTCTTACCACTCGTCATATTAACAAGAGAAGCCACTTCCACCAGATGACCTGCGAAGTAATTCTGGTTGTTGATGAGTTTAATTGGAACCTCAATTATTCCCTTCCCTAGATAGGTGCATTCTCCGATGTAGGTACTTAAGAGATTGTGCTCGTAATCCAACGTGAATTGTACACCCTTCTTGATGGGTGTAACGGGGGTAATGGAACTGGTGGTGAAAGAGGTGAGTTCTATCTTCTGATCGGCCTTGAGAAACACCCCGTAGACCTGTTTGATGTTTACACCAACGGACGAAAGGTCATTGACTGCCTTCCCCTTTGCAACCGATCGAATGATTCGCCTTGTTGAAGTAGCCGGGGCGTATGTGAATCCCTTCCCGAAACACTTTGGACAGTTGGGATCAACTCTGCCATTATCAGAAACACAGTAACATGCAGATGCTGAGTACCAGAGGACGTGCTGTCCTCGTCGTTCTATTCCCTCTTCCCACAATGAAGGATAAGAGGGCCGCATCTGCATTACACCCATATCAGCTACCCTTTACAAACCCAAGGGGAATGCCCCCGTACTTGTACTTGTTCTTCTGTAACCAGTCACCAATCTCCTTGATATACTGGTTGATCCTCGCACCGAAATATGCGTTCGTTGCACTCTGCGTTGAGGAGAACGACTCTGAAAGTCCATCCAAACTCAACGACTGTGAACTGAACCCTGGAAGGATACCGTCACCTGCGATGTTGAGCATCTTACAAGCGGCCCACTTCCCGATTACATCCCTAAGGTCGGAGGGGACGGCATCTGAATTTGCAAAACCCGTCTCGTAATCAACCTCAATCCCTTGAGGGTATCTTTTCATCTGCCACAAGAGCACGGTTCCGTACGCGCCCAGGAAAGGACCATACAGCATTTGGTTTCGTGGAAATGCGTGTAACTGTCCATGCTCCTTTTCAGCTCTCATCCATGTAAGCAGATCGAGTATTGATGATTCCGTCGGGCCCACTAACATGAACCGGGAGACATTCAGTATCGGAAAATGCCGCAGCTGCAAGAACCCGAAATTCATCCAAGTATCAGGATCAAAATCATATGGGAACTCCTCATCAGTGTAGATTGAAGAATCCCCTTCCATCCAGATATCTACTTTCCGATCTACACCCACAACAGGTTTCGTCTTCCACTTGCGCCTAATGATATCAATATTGAGTGTCTTCTCAAAATCCTGAACACTTGCCATGACAGAATAGTCGGACTGCTTATCATCCCACTCGTCTGCTCCCGCATTGTTAGACACGAGGTCAATCCCCCACAAGTAATTGTATCTCATGTCATCTGCAGTGAGTACCTTCCCGAACGTCCCAGGGGATGCTGCGTAATTACCGAACGTGTACCCTACTCTATCAGGATCCCCAAGCTGATTACGGAAAGCAGAGGAGAGTACTGATTCTGTAGTATCATTTCCAAAAGAATATTTGAACCACTTCGTATCAGGACTTACATCTACTACGAAGTTGTATTTGACAACACCAAGCTGCAGTACGACTCTTGTACTGGAAGTAGTAATCTCACTGAACGTCCCTGTCTCCGTATCACCTTGATACACCCGAATATGGGTGTATCCTTTCGTGTGCATGAAAAGGTAGAGGTCTTCAGGTTCTACGAAGAACTGTAGTCGTACCATCTTCATCTACTCCACGAGATCAGCCAATTCCACCACCGATACCACCGCCGCCAGCGGGAGCTTCACCGTACACATACAATTTCACTACAGCGGTAACAGCTTCATCCATGTTCTGGATAGCTTCGATTGCCACCCCGTGCGTGCAAAAGAAAACCGAATCTACTCGAATAGGTGTTCCTCCCATCCCTACTAAGTATATGTCGATGGGAGTGGAAGTGCTAAGAAAAATGACTGCTTGTTCCCCAACATACGTCGAGGTGTCTATCGAGACGAGATCATCAGCATACGTCAACTCCCTCTCAAAACAGAATCGACGCTCGTATTCAACCGAGGTCAGGTCTATGAGATTCGTAAGTTCGTCATCTGAAACCTTCAATGTATATCTTACTGTACTCATATTCAAAAAGAGGAGTGAATCCCATAACAGGACGCACTCCCCCTCCTCCCCTCCTGTCTATGACGTTATCCGCCTTAGACGGTAGTTGCGATACCCCCACCGCCGCTGGCGACAGCAGCTGAGTTGGCCACGTAGACCATGTCGTTTCCTGCTACGGAATCCCACGCCGTCCATCCAACCAACGAGCACGAATCCATCAGGATTGCACCCGAAGTGGGCTTGGTTCCAATGAAGGCACTGTCCAGGTTACCGATACCATTGTCGTTCCAGTTCATGAAACGGCAGCGTGAGAAGACCAGGACACCCTGCATCGAAAGGGCACCGTCAGATTTGATAGCACCCTTCCCAGCCGTATCTGACCACGCCAGAATGTCGCAGTCGTAGAAGGCATTCCTGTCAGGGGCCGTAGCCGCAGCCGTACCGGCGAGTACGATGTTTCCATTGGCTGCCGCTCGGATGATCGTATTGGACCCGATAGTGCACCTTTCGAAGGTGTTCTCACTACCGTTGTCCCCGAACTTGAGATCGAAAGCACCCGCCTGAGCAGCAGGGACGGCATTGCATGCACCCAAGATATGGCAGCGATCGAAGTAGTTCCGCTCACCTTTTACCGTAACAGCTCCGAGGGCTCCGACCTGATCTCCGTAGTTACCCACAGAAATGTCGAAGAAGGCATTGTTGGCACCCGTGACTTTGATGACCTCTGCAAGATAACTTGAGAGGACACAGGACACCGTCTGCGCCTTACTCTGCACGTTGAGAGTCTCCGTCACGGTGACTGTAAGGGCTGACACCTGGGTAACAGTGAAGGTAGCCCCGTCGTTCGATCCACTGTCCGCGATATACCCAGTCATCCCCACAACCCATCCATCGTTGATGAACGATCCGACTTCTCGGGTGATGGTATGGGCCGTCTGAGCGAAGGTGGTGCCGGTTGAGGTAACCTTCGTAGTCGAGATACGCGCCCTGCTTCCCTTCCGGGTACCTGAGGCGATACCGATGACCGTGATCCCACTCTTGGTCCAGTTGAGCGTACTCTTGAGGTAACTGGACGTATTGATGGACTGCGTGCCGGCGGACATCAACGCGATACCGTCGCCATTCCCATCCTTGCACCGAGCGTAGGCCGTTACGATACTTTTGAGGGCCGTTTCGGGAGTAAGCCCGTCATTTCCATCGTTCCCGAACCAAGGGTCAACGAAATACCACGTCCCCCTTATCATGCCCAGGAAGAGGCTATCGAGGTCATTTAGGAGTGAACCGAGCTGAGCCGCCCTGAGAGCGGGACAAGCACTGTTCAACCTATCCACTATAGCTGGATTCATTCTCATTCCCTCCTTGTGGAAGAGTAGTGGGGCTCATATGCCCCACTATGAATGTCACTCAGAACCACCCACCGTTAATCGGGCAGACGTTCTTGATCCGCACGTGCTGAACGGGCTTCTTGAGAGCCATGGCCCCGTACAGGATCATGAGGAACGGGAACACCGCGGCGTTGGTCGGGTACAGGTCGAACTTCATGAGCGGCAGGAACTGGAACCACTCGATGGCGTCGAAGATGGTGTCCATGGTCAGGAGATACACGTCCGAGCAGCCCGGGAGGTCATTGTTGTAATCGGTGATGGTCTGGTAGGCCATCCCGGAGTCGAGGGCGTAGGCGACCGTGAACATGTACCGCACTTCCGCACTGGTACCCGCGGCAGCACCGACTTTGGACCGGTAGACCTTCCACGCAGTAGGAGCAACAGCTCCCGGAGTGACACGGAAGGTGACCTTGTCGCCCGCAGCAACGGCCGTAGCCGCGATTTCAGCACTGGCGACGGAATCACCGTACTTGTTGACTCCAACCACCTTATACACGTAGTCGCCGGCGTCGGGGGAACCGAACAACGAGAGTGCGTCCGGGGCGTGCGCGTAGTCCGAAAGGGTCGAGACATCGGGCCGTTTGGTGGTGAGGCTGGACGCGGCAGGAGTCGTACCTTCCAGAAGGAACACGTCATCCAGCACTTCCGGGTTGCCGAAAGGCGTCGGGAAGTTGATGGGAAACGTCGAAGCGACTGACCCACCAGAAGCTCCACCGCCGACAGGAACACCCATCTGGGAGCCTCCACTGGCCGGGAGAGGTACACGGTACTTGTCCCGAAGCATCTTCGAGATGTCCGTGGTGACCTTGACAGACGAGAGGAGCAGATTACCCTTCCCATAGTTCTGCCTGATGAGTCCGAGACCATTGGTGATCTCATCCTCGAAGTTCTCTCCATCCGCATGCTTCCCACGGAAATCGACGACGTTGGAAGCAGGGATCTGAGCCTTGAGACCGTTCGGTTGTTCTGCGATGTAAGCCTCATTCCCCTCAAAGAGGGCCTTTTCCACGTTCCGGATGAGCCAGAGGGTTCCAGCTTCCTTCTCGATTGCCATGGCGTTTTCGACCATGTCACTCATGGACGCTTGTAGCGTCACCTGCCTGAAGGTCTGCAGGTATTTGGCGACCGCGTACTTACGGGCGATGGTCTGATCGGCAGATTCGGAAGTACCACCTTCCGCCACCCACGCACCATCATCCCCACCAACGCCGTTTCGTTCGTTCCACTGACGCACGACCGACTTGATCGGCGTCTTCTTGAGGCGCTGGAACAGTCTCGCTTCATCCTGGTTATGCAGGATATTGACGAGCGTGTAGTCCAGCGATTCCGGGGTCAGGGCACGACCACCGGTGAAGGAACCGGCATCTACGCCGCTTCCCGCCGTGAGGGCTTTCGTCAGGAGCTCCATCGTTTCGGAGTTGCTCTGGGCGAAGCCACTGAAGTTCTTCTCAAAAGGATCCATTCTCTTCCTCCTTCCTTACGCCTTCTTCGCGAAGAGCGGTTTGAGATTATCGGGGATTTCTACCCCTTTCTGAATACGACTCTCGAGTACCGCGACATCGGTCGTTGAAATCCGCCCATTCCGGCAGAGTTCAGTGGCCTTTGCCATGATCTCGACTCCAGTCATCTGTACACCCTCTTCGATGTCGAACCGATCGCCCCCTTTCCGCAGTCTGGCGAGCGACGGAATGTCGACTGACCCGATCTTGCCGACGCGTTCATTCAGGGACTTCTGCATCTCCGCACCAACGAGCGATACCTTGGCGAGCGCGCGGACGATCGTAGTCAGGTCTGCAAGGGATTTCTCCAGTGCCTTGAGTTTGGTCAGGGGCTTTCCGATCTCCTCGAACCGAACTCCCACCTCATGCGCGAACGACTTCAGGTAGGGTTCGATATCCATGGCGATTTCGGCTTCGGGGTCACCCTCGGCAATACCTTCTTCCAGGGACTTCTTGACCGGCGCCGGTTTCTTTCCTTCCTCCTCTTCCTCTTCCTCTTCGTCGTCCTCTTCGTCGTCATCGTCCTCGGGGGGCAATGCTTTGGTAAGGATCGTCTGAGCCTCTTTCAGCTCATCGACAGAAGCATCGGATTTGGCGAGGATGGCCTTGGCACGCTCCAGCTCCGTGGTACCGGACGCCTCGTCGCCAAGTGATTTCTGAAGATCGGTGCACGCGGCGTTCCAGCTCTTCTCGAGGATAGTGGAATCGAGCTCCTGCTCTTTCGTCTTGTCACCCATGTAGGATACCTCCTTCGAATCTTTATATCTAAAGCCCTCAGTACAATTACGAGGACCGATTTACAAGTTTACTGAACAAGAAATCCATGACCTGGTTTGCCACCTCATCAGAAGCAACCTGCCCTCGTATCCATTCACGAGTTTCCTGATAGCTCTTCCCCTTCCCGTCCTTGACGTGTTTCAGAAAAGCTTTGAAAAGACCACTTAACACCTCAGGCTCTACTTTGACAACGTTTCCTTGGAGGCTCTCAGACACCAATGCCCGTCCCCCTGTGAAGGAACCTGCATCCACTCCGCTACCAGCCATAAGGCTCTTGGCGAACGCACCAAAGGGGACAACCTGAACATGTCCCAACGTACTGTCATTAACTGGCTTGTGCGTTATCGCCGTATCATCCCAGATAACACGTCTGATAAACTTCTGAGCATTCTCGATGGCCTTCTTGAGAATGTACCCACCGATGGATGCACCAAGACGCGACGTCTTTGACATCACGTTTTCCATGACACTCTGCGCCCGCTTGTTCTCCTTGTATAGCATCCCCTTCACGAGCGTTGACTTTTCGGAAGTGAACGCTACATCAATGGGCTCACCTATAATGAAAGCAGGATCCTTCTGAAGTTTGTGCTGATGATCCCACGATATGACTCCGTGGGAGAGATAGTAATCGGACGCGTCCTTCAACGCCTTCATTACTGTGATCTCTTCATCCTGATCTTCCCTTTCATTTGAAGCCTCGAGATAGACAATCCACCGCGCTCCCTCCTCCTCTGCCTTAACGAGCATGGCATTGGAGAAACTGGCGTAGAATGGGCTATTCGACTCCATGTCGGCAGGAAGATCTGGAAACCCTCTCATCAACAACCCCCCATACACAAAAAGAGCCGCAATCCCTTTCCGATCCCTTGCCAGGAGGACAACCCACAAGGTGATCTGAGAGACTGCGGCTTTCTAGAAGCTCGACAGTTTAATTGTAAGGTAACTTGGCCAAATTGTCAAGCCCTTTCATAATTTATTCATACTTCCACATCTTCGGCATTTGATCTCTATCCCCAATGGATTCAGTGATTTCTGTAATGGGAGTTTCGCTTTGAAGAGAAGGGCATTACATCCCTCACACCTTATGGGAACAGTATATCCCGAACCCATAACGAGACGAACTTTCGTACGACTTACTTCCATACCTACTCCTTCTCTATCCAGATATCACAAGAGGACAACGAGGCTTTCAATGTCTCAGTCTGTCCACCTTTGAATGCAATCTGAGCAGCTTCTTCCCTCGATACAAACCTTCCATCAGATACAAGAAACCCCATGTCAGTATCAGATGACTCCGGGGTAACATCCTCTGCAAACATCTTCTTGAGTATGTCTGTGTGAGACCTTCCTGACCAGATCTTTCCACGATACCTGATAGCTGCTGCTACAATCTTCTCGTTCATTCTCCCCCCTTTGTCTCTTCAACAAGACCATCCTCATGGTGTGGGGATGTATATACTGTATAAAGCTTCAGACCGTCATCGGATGCGATGATATTATGATATGCACCCGCAGGTACGATTATTGCAACACCGTCCTCCAATTCATAACGAGTAGTGCCAATCTGTGCGATCCCTTTCCCACCCTCTACTCGTATGAACTGATCGAGATCATTGTGCACCTCTTTCCCGATTTGCTCGCCTGGCTTCAATGACATCAGTACAAGCTGTGCGTGGGTACCCGTATGAACTACCTTCCTGTAGTTCTTGTTACTAAGTGTGTCCTTTTCCATCGCAATGCGGAAAGGAACTCCTTTAGGCCCCTTACTCGATTTCTTGAGTATCCTGCCTCCTGTACCTTTCCCTTTGAATACTATTTGATTAGGAAGCCAACCCAGCCGAGCACTTACACTGTTACGCATTGTATTACCCTTATACCATTCTCTACCTTTACACCCACAACCCGAAGTATCATATCCCTCTGACCAATCAATTCAAGTTCTGACAGTACACCGGGTAGCCATCTATCCCTGTTATCTGTTTTCAATTCAAACAGCACCTTCTCCATTCCACCCTCAGCGTTGTTAGAAGCAAATTGGGTTGCAACTCCCTTCTCTGCAGAGAAAGAAATAAAAGATCTATCGGTAAACGTTTCACCGACTACAAACTTATCGGCGGTAAGCTTATCAAACGCAGCCCCTCGGTATACCGATCTCTTCCCAACAGAACTTGCATGTGTCTTGAATATAGTATCCAATGACTTTATTATCCTGGCTGTTTTTTCATCCATTTGTCCCGATCTAAGCGATGTCGTTATCATACGATACATGCCTCCTTTGTAATGGGACAAATCAATCAACTCCTGATTAGATACACAAGATTGAAAATCTTCAATCCACGCAATCATTCCGTCGCTATCTATTTCGTGGGATTGCTCCTCTCCCACCTCCTCCTCAGGCTTCTCAACATACTCCCTAGTCTCTTGATTTCTATACACATACACATAATGACCGGGGGTTCCTTTTCTGTACACATATTTATGAGTGCTTGACTTCCCTAATTTCAGAAGCTCCTTCATCTCTGGATAGTACCTCGTCCATGAGCACCGGCAGTGTGGGTGCAATGGAGTGCATGCCCACAAGTTTGATCCCTTCCTGCCGACATTATTCTTCCCAGGCCATATGACAGGA